GCTCAACGGGCTGTCGTAGTCCGGCGGCTCGCCCGTGCTGAACGACCACGGCTCGCACGCGTCTTCCAGGGACACCCCCGTCGCAACCGGCCCTTCGACGGCGGGTTGCGGGCTGGCGAGGGCGGATGGCAAGCGCATAGGAGACTGGCCGTCCTCCGAGACAAGCTCACAACGGAACTCGATGCCGGACGGCAGGTAGGCCCACCGATCCAGGCTGGCGTTCAGGAAATCGTAGTCGTCCCCGTTGCTGTCGATGTAGCCTTCGTCGTGCCGATACAGCAGGGCCGCGCCGCTGCCATCGTCCCACAGGGCGATGAACTTCCGGCCCGCATCCGGCAGACGGTCCTTGCCGTACCAGACAGCCTCCCGCAGGCCCGCTCCCTCAGCGGGCATTAGGATCTCTGCGGCGGCGTTGAGGGCGGCAGCATGGCCTGGCCAGTAGATCCACGAAGGCGGAGCGGCGCGCGCCTTCACCAGAACATCGAAAACCTTCTGTCCGGCTTCGGTCAGCGCCGTTCGCGACCCGTTCTCCGAACCCGGAAACGACATGCCCGCCTTCGGAAAGTCCTTTCCGGTGGTTGCCGTGGTGTTCTGGTTGACGAATCCGAATGACGCATCAGGGCTCTCGCCCGTGCGAGCGGCGATCTTCCCCGTACCGCCACATGTCCGGCAGGTGTCGCGGTTCGTCTCGGTGTGACGGTCCTCGTGGGTATCGGTGCCAGTGCCGGAGCATACGGGGCAGGGCAGAGTCATGGCGTGCGTCATGGCCGACGGTCCTTGAAGCTGTTGCGGGATTGGAGCGGGCGGCCCGGCGGGAACGCGCGCTTTGGGCGCTTGCGCGAAAGCTTCGGGGCCCATCGCGCGACGCTCGGATCATCGGCGTCGATTTCGCCACGCTCGACCCGCGCTCGGACGAGCTGACGCGTCTTGCGCATCTCCCCGACATCGGAGCCGGCCGTGGTCGCGCCGGCGCCCCGCGTCTTCACCGCGTGCTTCGCCTTCGGCCGCCAGACGAGGAATCGCTCGTCGTGCTGATGTGGCTGGTGGTGACCAGTCGCCGGATCGATGTCGCGAAGGCCGAGCGCTGGGTCGTGGTCGAGCTCCCACTCGACAGCGGTCACCTCGACCGGGATCATTCCGGCCTTGCGCATGAGGCTTTCCAGCTGCGCGAGTGCCGCAGGGAGCGCTTTGGAGAGAGGCACGGGCCGACGCTTCTCGGCGCTCATGCGACCACCGTCACGCGCTCGGCGGCCCGGGTCAGGCCCGTGTAGAGGTGCCGCGCGCTGTGCTCCCGGAAGCTGCCGCTCTCGTCGAAGAGGTAGACGTTGTCCCACTGCGAGCCCTGGCTCTTGTGGACCGTCAGGGCGTAGCCGAACGTGAACTCCTCGCTGCGCCGGCGCTGCTCCCAGGTCAGGCCCTCTTCGCCGCCACGGAAGAACTCGTGGCGCACCGTGACCGAGGTCGCCTTGCGCTCCACGGTGTCCTCCGACGTCACCAGCATGCTGACGCCGATCGGCTTGGACTCCGTGACCTCCTGCACCTGCCAGAGGCCGCCGTTGAGCAGCTTCTTCTCTCGGCTGTTCCGGAGGCACACCAGCTTGTCGCCCTCGACGGGCACACCGGCCGGTCGTCCCGCGAGCGCGCGAATGCGGTCGTTGTAGAGCCGGCGGGTGACGTTCTTCCCGACCAGGATCTGGTCCGCGGCCACAACCTCGGCCTGGTCGACGTCGCGACGGCTGATGACCTTGCTCTCGCCGTAGGCGCCGTGCTCAAGCCGGCCGCCGGTGCGCACGATCATCGACATGCGAATGATCGGGTTCTCGGCCGCCTGCCGGTGCACCTCGGTGAGCATGACGTCGGGCGTCTGCTCGGTGAAGAAGCCGGCGTCCTTCACCGGCGGCAGCTGCGCCGGGTCACCCAGCACGAGCACCTTTGTGCCGAAAGAGAGCAGGTCGCGCCCGAGCTCCTCGCCAACCATGGAGGATTCGTCGATGACGACGAGCTTCGCGTCCGCGACCGCGCTTTGCGGATCCAGCCGGAACACTGGCTCCCACTGCCGATCCGACTCCTCGACCTTATAGATCATTGAGTGGATGGTGTTGGCGTTCGCGCAGCCCTTCTTGCGCAGGACGAGCGCGGCCTTCCCGGTGAAGGCGCCGTAGAGCACCTTCCCTTTCACCTCGTCGGCCAGGGTCTTGGCGAGCGTGGTCTTTCCGGTGCCCGCGAAGCCGAACAGGCGGAACACCTGCGGGCCGCGCTTGGCCTTCAGCCAGGACTGAACGTCCTTGATGGCTTGCTCTTGTTGGCCCGACCACATCATGGCTGACCTCCGAAGCTGCCGAAGTGCTGGCGAGCCGCGGCTTGGTACGCGGTAGAAGCGTCTTCAACTTTGTCAAAGTATCCCAGGTGAATATTCGCCCCGGACACCTTTATCTTAGCCCGCCAACGCCGTGCGCCAGCATGCCAATGCACGCCTCTGTGCCCGCACTTGTTATTGGCCGGGACGCCTGAATTGATAGCGTTCTGCCCTTTCGTAGCCGGGCGAAGGTTTGCGAACCGGTTGTTACCCTTGTCTCGATCGCAATGATCGATCTCGCCCGGTGCCCACTCGCCAGTGACCACCAGCCAAGCAAGCTGGTGTGCTCTGTAATGCTTCGCCTTGAACGCGATCGTGATATACCCGGCCTTGTCGATGGAGCCCGCGGGCTTCCCAGCAAATTGCGTATTCCAAGACCGATCCTGCTGCGTGATTTCGATGCGCCGCAGCCAGATGAACACTCCGGTCTCGGGGAAGTATCTCAGGCGCGCGCGCACGAACTCAGCGGTTAGGTCGCGCTTCAAGACTGGGGACGTCAGATGCTTGGCCATCACAGGTACCCCGCGGTCATGGCGAGCATGCCGGCCCAGATCACGACACCACCGGTCGTCTCGACGGCGCCGGCGGCGAGGCACGCGCGGCAGGCGATAGGGGCGTCGATCCGCGAAGCGATGACGATCAAGCCGTGGAGCACGAGCGCGAGCGCGATTGCGTAGCCGACGGCGGCCACGGTGCAGGTCAGCGTCATGCGGATCTCCCGAGAACGATACGGCCGTCCTTCACGAGACGGTCGATTTCCAGACCAGGGATCACCTCATCGGCAATCACCCGCATGCATTCGTCGAAGAAGGTCGAGAGGCCGGCCTTATCGAAGTCCTTCAGGGACTTGGGCTGCAGGTGGTAGCCGCCGCCCAACAGGCTGATGGAGTCGAAGTGACCGATCTTCAGCTTCAGCGCGGTCATCAGCGCTTCGGCATTCGGGTGATCGGAGTTGTCCGCTACGATCCCGAGGATGCGCCAAAGCAGGCGTGCCTGCGGTTCGCTCTTGGGCTCGTGCAGAACGGCTTCCACCACGGCGCCGTTGGCATATCGGCCGATGACCTCGGCGTCGTAGCCGCTCACTGGCACCAAGCCGTGCGGCGTGACGCGCAGGAACAGGGTCTGCTTGTCGGCGCCGCGGGCCATGGCTCAGCCCTCCGCGGCGCTCGGCAGGTCCGCCTTGCGGCGCTGCATGGCGGCCTTCCAGGTCAGTCGCTGGGTATCGCCGGCGCCGGAGTCGTCGCGCTGGTCACATGCGCCAAGCCAGAACTTCTCGACGTCCTGCTTCGTAGCGCAGGCGGCGAGTGCCTCCTCCTGTCGCGCCGTATAGGCGGCCACAGGATCGTCACCGGCGGGCGCGCTCGGCGCAGCCGCAGACTTCGTAGCCTTCGGGGCCGGAGGCGGCTCCTGCACGGCCTGAGTGGGCTGCTTCGGCGCAGGCGGAGGCAGATCGTCCTGCGCATCGTCGGCTGGGCGGGATGCGGCCTGAATGCGGTCGAACGTAGCCTGCAGCCTGGCGAGCAAATCCTTCACAACCAAGTTGTCGATCTGCTCCTCAGCGGCCAGATCGCTGCGCTGCTGCTTCGTTTGCGCCCAGATCAGGCGTAGGCGCGCTTCATGATCGGGTGTCTGCGCTGCCTGACAGGCATCGTTGATGAAGGAGATGTAGTGGCCGCCGCCCTTGAACTGCTCGGGTATTTCGAACGGATCTTTGGTGCTCGCCAGATCCGGGTTGACCGTCGAGCGCGCAGCCGTGGCGGCGATTGCGGCATTGCCCGGGAAGTCGCCGTCGGCACTCTGGCCGTTCGCCGGCGTGACACGCTTGAGGTGATGCGCCTTCAGCTTTCGGCCGGCTTCGACGCCGCCGTCATAGTCGGACAGCAAGGCCTCGGCATCGAAGTCGGTGTAGGCCTCCTCCACGCTGATGGCGTCGGCGGCGTAGCCCAGGCGGTCGTCGAGTTCGCTGAGCAGCACCTCCATCGTGACGACCGTGTCGGAATCGTTGGCGGACGCCGAGGTTGCCGGCTCGGGGTCACCCACACTGGAGACCTCGGCGTCCTGCACCGGCGCACGCGAGACAGGCTGCGCGGTGTTCTGAATGGGCTGGTGGTCGATCTGGCGCGGCGCGGCCGGCGGCTCGCTCGCGATCTGGCGCGGTGCCGGCGGAGGGGTGTCGCCGCGCGCGGGCCGGTCGTCCTCGATCTCCTCGCGGAGGTAGAGGCCGCCGAGCACGTCAGCGAAGAGATCGCGGAGGGCGAATGCGCGGGCGCGCATCTGCAGCATCCGGTCTGGGAATTGCTGCCAGGGGCCACTCTTGCCCCAGAGCCGCGCCGTTTTGGCATCGGTAACACTGAATGTCCGGGTCGCCGGGAGCTTCTCGCCCTTCCGCTTCGCCTCGCAAATGGCGATGCGGCTGTCGCCCTCACCGTCGATGCGCTCGGTCACGTACTCGCAGACGCCAGAAGCCCGAACGAGCGACATGGCGCCGTCACCCCAGAGCGTCGGGCGACCATTCACCACCGCGATGCGCTGAAGTGCCGTCATCGGCGGCAGGCCGATCTCGAGGCCGTGCATGATGCTGACCATGCACTTCTCAGCGGTGTCCATGTCCCGCGGAGCCATGCCGGCCATGCAGATGGCTTTCCCGAGCCGGTAGGCCTCCTCCATGGTCTGGGGCACGATAGCGAGGGCCCGGCCGCCAGCGACCATGGTAGGGCGCGGGGCTTCGGTCTGAGGAACGAGCGCGTTCACGATGATCTCCGGATCAGCTCGAGGATTCGACGTCGATCATCGCGGCGCCGGGCACGGTGACCCCGGCCTCGATGCGCTTGCGGACGATGTGACCGATGACGTTCAGGATGTCGGGGTGGGACCAGAAGCCTTCGTCGGCGGCGAGGTACGCCCGGAGCGCCGGCATGTCGGGGAACCGCAGTTCCTTGTGCTTGCGCAGGGTGACGGAGCGGCCGCGGGTGCCGGCCTTCACCTTCACGTCCTCGTCGCGGACCACCTGCCCAGCCTCAGCTGCCTTGGCGGCCTCGGCCAGCTTCCGTGCCCGCTCGGCCTTCAGGAAGGCTTCCGTGAGCCCGGAGGCCCACTTCTTCGCGTCCTTGCCGGCGGCCTCGACGGGCTTCCACCGGCCGTCGCAATCGCGCTGCGCCTTGAGGATCGGTTCCTTCTCGGTGGTGCGTGCCTTGTCCGCCTCCTTGGCGAGCTCGCCGAACCGATCGCTGTAGTTCGCGGCGGTGTCGGCCTGCTGCTGGGTGGTGACCGCGCCACCAATGCCGGCGAGCCATTCCTCGGCCTGACGCTTGATGTCGGCGATGGTCTCCGCGATCACCTCATGCGGGGCGCCGGCGGCGTTCGAGAGCACTGCCTCGGGCACGTCGTCGAACCACTTGCCGGTCGAGAACCACGCCCGGTAATCGTCCTCGCTCACCGGGTGCTTGGAGCACCAGGCGAAGCTGTACTCGCAGAACTCCGCCTCCTGAGCGGACGTCTCCAGAACCTTCGGATTGGCCTTGGCCACCTTCACGACGGGTCGGCCCGCGTCCGTCAGCCAAATGGCGATGCCGACCTTCGTGCCGTCGCGCTCGTTCTTCCGGTAGAAACCCGGCATCGCGAAGTTGCGAGGCCAGTCGACAGGGCCGCCATCGAGCGCTGAGAGCCAATAGTCATAGCTGTGCTGAATGGTCATCGCGGCTCCCGGGTAATGAGAATTGAGAATGGCCGGACGGCGTGAATTGCCGTTCCAAAGCTCAATCGGAGTGTTGGCGCCGTGTGGCGCAGGTAGAGCTTGGACGGCGCAATTGCCGATCCTGATCTCGGTTACCTGCTGTGCTCCAGCCGGTTCTGGATCTGCTTAATGGCAGCGTCGATCGCCGCCGTTGGCTTCGGCCCTGCGGCTTCGCGCATCGCGGCCAAACGCGACTCACGAGCGGCGGCCTTCTGCTGGACGCGGCGAAGCCACACCTGTCGGTTTAGCTCAGCCTCAGTGATCGTTGCCTGAGCGACAGCGCGCTGCCGCTTGCTGAGGACGCTGCCAGCCAATTCAGCGCGCAAGTCGTTCTCGTGGTCGACAATGGAAACGCCGCTACGGCCACTTAGCGTGTCGAGCGTGTTGAGCGTGGTGCTGAACGTAGTTTGCATGGTGCCCTCGCGCCCTGGGAAAGCGGCGATGGGTTAGGGGTAGCCCCCAACATGTTGCATGTCAACAGTCAAAATGTTGACATCGTGTCGGCCGTAGTGCATCCACAGAAAAGCCCCAGGAGCCGAACAGCTCACTGGGGCCTCAAACGGATCGGTGCATTGGGGTGCTCTCCGTCTGGAGAATGATAAATAGCAGAAGCTATATGATCGTTCCAGGCTGCAAGCGACCCAATCCCTGATGACTAGGGTTCACGGACGGCATGCGCCGTGAGCTCAATCCGCTGGGCGGTTTGCGACGCTGGCAGCGGCTAGAGCAGGGAAACCTGTGTCTAGGATCAAGGTGGTTACCAGGAGCGGCTCAGAACCACAGGGCACCTGAATTGGGAACGCCCGTAGCCAAGGCCCGTCGGCCCCAAAGAATCCCATAGGCTCTGACTCGACGGTGTCAGATCTGGCAGTAAGCGGCGTCCGGCTCCGGCCTTCCTCGTCCCCTGCCCACAGGTCGTTCCGCGTGATTGTGTCAGGGGCACTCGTGCCTTCACCTGGCCTCTCACGTGGGGCGACCTGTGGACAGATCACAACATCCTCACCATCCTTCCGGACTGGTTCTTAAACATACCTTCAGAGTGATTAAAGCTACGGTGTCAGGGTAGAGCTATGACGTCAGGCAGCAGCCCATAATTAGACTCCAAATAGGTCTTTGTTTGTCAGAACCCGATGGATAGCTTTGATCTCCTCGCGATCAAATTCTATGTCCATGGCCGGGTTGAACTGTTCAACGATAACTCGGCTCCCGGAGCGCCTTTTCAGTCGCTTGATTAGACCGCGAGCGGCATGGTCTGCTTCGTCATCGGATTCCGGGTTCATCGCCTTCAATTCAATTACAACGTCATCCCCTATCGCCGGCGGCTGCGCGCTGGTTGCGAAGATAAGTTCGCCTGGCTGAAAGCGGGGGAACATGCTTTCACCGCACACGTACACACCAAAGACTCCCCGCATGTTGGGCACGCCGGGCGGACGACGGACGTAATCCGCGATCTGCCCGTTCATGTAGAACTCACCGTCGTCCTCTTTTCCTCCAACTGCGAAGCCATAAACCGGAAGATCGGCTGGCATGTCGGCGCGGAGTGGTGGCTGGATAAATGGCGGAATCCCAATTGGCGCCTGTCGATGACTTTGGGCGACCTTCACCTGAATCAATTCATCCTCCCTGGCAGCGTCATTGATGCCTGTCGATGACCCGAGATCTGTTGATCCAACAAATAGCCACGAAGGATTTACGTTGAAAGCTTTTCCGTACTTTTGGGCATCAGTGTAGTCGAATTTGTTCTGCCCGTTTTCATGAGCGCGGTAGGTGGATTCACCCCAACTGAAATGCTTTGCGGCGCCGGACGCCGACTTAAATCCGGCATTCATGCGCGCTTGCCGCAGCCTCTCGTGAAGTTCGTCCATTCCTGAAACATCACACAAAATGTCGACATCCGTCATGTTGACATCACTGACACGATGCGTGTAGGTCTCGTGTCATGGAAAACGTATCTGATCTCTTTGATGCGTTCGGCGGCCAAGCGGCTGTCGCCCGCGTTCTGAATGTCGGTGCTTCAACCGCCTCGGAAATGAAACGCAGGCAGTCGATCCCGGCTGAGTATTGGCCAGAGCTGGTCAGTGAAGCATCTCGGCGCGGAATCTCGGGGGTGACCTTCGAGTGGCTCGCTGTGATTTACGCGCGCGGTCGAGGCAGGCTTCCCACGCCCGTTTCTTCTCTCCCTGCTGTCGCCTCATCGGTGTGCTGATGGCTGTCATCCTTAACCTTCTCAGTCGTCTTCGCGAGATTGCTGCTCCCAAATCAGTATGTCTTCGCTCAGCGCTTGAGCGCGACGCTCAATGTAGCCAGATGCTGAAGGCAGTCGAGACCGATCTTGAAGCTTTGCGGCCAGATCGGAAATTCTCTTAATGAGCACTTCGGCATCCACAACGTTCGACTTGATCACTGTCTCGAACAGTACTTGCAGCAATGCGCTGTTCCATAGGTCCACTGTCTGCAGGACTTCCAAGGTCGTGTCGTTGATCGGTTCTTTCCCAGCCATCTCACTCTCCCGCGTGAAAGGCTGATCCTATGGCGTCGTCTGCCCTTTCGTCATCGCCCACGTACCTCCCGGTTGGCGTTCCCAGCGCCTCCCGTTCGGCCTCGGTATCTGCGGTCCGTTCCCAGCGGCCCGTGTCTCCGGCTTCCTCAAGATGCGGGAGTCAGATGAGAACCTCTTCCAAGGCTGGCCGAAAGTTTTCGGCTGCTGACCGAACCGATTCCGTGGAGCGCCTCGGCGCCTTCCTGCGGGCTCGCCATCCGGTGAAGACCGCCAGCAACGTGGCGGCAGACACCGGGGTGAATGCCGACACCGTTCAGAAGTGGCTCGACAGCGGCTGCGCGCCGTCCTGGGCGGCTGCGATGGCCTTGTTACTGGCCTACGGCGCCGAACCATTCTGTGCCGCGCTTGGGCACGACACACCCACCTGGCTGACGACCGCCGGGCAGGATGCCGAGCTCGCCCGCATGCAGGCTGAGCGCGAGGCGCTCGACGCTCGCATCGCCTCCCTTCGCAATCGCTGATCCGCTGCGCGGGCTTGTCCGCGTTCGGCACCCCTTTGGAGCCTCCCATGTTGCGTACCGCAGGTCTCCGCCAGGTCATGGCCGCCTTCGCCTTCCGGTTCTGCGCATGGCGCTCCGATGCGGCCGGCGAGCGCCGTGAGCGCTGGGAGACGCGCGCCGCTGAATGGCGCCGCTACGGTGAGGACGCCTGATGTACGGGCGGACGTCGGACAAGATGCAGTCGCGCACCCGGCGCGCTGCCGATGCCTCAGACCGGAGTGGCGGCATCAACGCATCGGACGCCTTCAAGCCAAACGTTGTGCGATCGCTGGATGCTGAAGAGGTCTTTCGCCTGACCTTGAAGCTACAGGAGGCCCAGGCCCGGCTCACGCGGATGAACGCTAAGTTCGGGCCGAAGCATCCTGATCGGTTTCGTGCCGTCGCCGACGTCCAAGAAACGTCGCTCGCGCTGAACCGCATCAAGGGGCGCGTGAAGGCAGACGCCATCATGGCGCAGTCCGAACGCGACAAGCGCTGGGAGCGCGCCTTCATCGCCGTCGCGAAACAGATGCTGGCCGAGCCGGTCTACCGACGCCTTGTCACGGCGGCCGAGCACCGGATGGACGAGCAGTCCTGATTTCTTCCCCAGCGCACGACCAAGGAGAGCGCACGTGAATCAGCCCAACGCCAACCCCGACAAGGCCGAGGAGATCCGTCTCGGCGTGGCCAATGCTTGCCTGATGATGCCGGGCGAATCGACGAAGCGGGCCGAGGAGATCAATCGGCTGCACCACCTCGTCGACGAGGAGAAGGAGGCCGTTGCCGAAGCCAAGGAGACGGTCGGCGTCGGCGAGCACGCCAAGCGACTGAAGGACGTCTACGGCATCGCCAAGCCCACGCTGGCGATCATGAAGATCCTCGACAAGGTGAAGAAGCACGGCGACCGGGCCGCGGTGATCACGCAGGTGAACCTGCTGTCGAAGGACGTCGGCTACGTCGATAAGGATCTCGTCACGCTTGCCCAGGAGGCCGAGGCCACCGCCGGCCAGGGCTCGGCGGATCAAGGCAGCGTCTTCGACAAGACCAGCGAGGGCCAGCGCCGAGGCGGCAAGGACGCCCAGCCCAAGCACGTCGCCCAGCCCGCGGCCGCCTCCGGACCGGCCCCGACGCCCGGTATCCCGCTCGACGAGGCACTGAAGCAGCTGGAGGCCTACAACGCCGCCAACCCGCCGAAGCGTGGCGCCAAACCCGCCGAGCGCAAGCGGCTCGAGGCACTGGTCGAGGAGGCGAAGGTCGCCGGCACCGATCCGCTCGCCGAGAAGCCCGCTGCCGAGCCCGGCCAGGTCTCGCAGGAGATGAGCGAGGGCGTCGCCGAAGCTGATGCGCACCTCAAGGGTCAGATCGCAGGTGCCGACGCCCCGCCGCCCGCTCCCCGTGGTCGCCTGAAGGCCGTTCCGAAGCTCGATGACGATCTGCCGCCCGCGGCTCCAAAGAAGGGCGCGGCGCTCGCCGGCGCGTCCGGCACCGGCTCCTACACGCTCAACTGATCGCCGCGCCGATGTCCGCCAAGCGCATCCTCTCGCTCGACATCGCCACTGTGACCGGGTTCGCGCTCGGCCCGGCTGGTGTGATCGAGCGGTCCGGATCGGTCCGGCTGAAAAAGCCTGCCGACGAGACCTTCGTCGCTTGGGAGAACATCGGCATGTTCCTCCGCGACCTGTTCGTGATCAGCAGCGACAGGCCGGACATCATCGTCACCGAGGCCGCGCTTCCCCCGGGGGCCGGTCTCGGCGGCCAAGCCGTGGTCATCGCGTGGGGGTGCCTGTCGGTCGTCCACTTCGTGGCCAAGGCCTACGACATCCCGGTTCGCTATGCGCACTCGACCAGCGTGGCCAAGCACTACACCGGCCGCGGGCGGTGGGGCGATCGCGATGAGAAGAAGCGCGAGACCGTGAAGCGGGCTCAGCTGCTCGGCCACATCCCCTTCGACTGCAAGGACAACGACCGCGCCGACGCGTGCGCGATTCACGACTTTGCATCAGCCACGTGGTTCGGCGCCCGGCCGAAAGACCTCGTGATGTTCGGCGAGCGCGCGCCCGCCTGACGAGATGGTTTCGCCCACCACACGGGCCCCACCCACCGCTCTATTCCCAGGAGAGCACCATGACCGAACAGCCCAACACCGACTTCGTCTCCGACCGCCAGATGCTCATCATGGGCGCCACGCAGGCCATCGTGATCGCGGCGCTGCACCCCGACAGCGGTGCCATCGTCACGGACGTGCTGGACCTGCTCGACAAGGTTCATGCAAAGGTCACAGCGCTCGTCGACGGCCCGTCGGTAGAGCCGGAGATCATCAGCGAAAAGGTCACCGCCTCACAGGTCAAGAAGTCGATCACGCACGAGGGCCTGATCAGCTTCATCGATGGCGGTACCTACAAGACGCTGCGCCGGCACCTGACGAAGAACGGCGAGACGCCCGAGAGCTATCGCGCCCGGTTCGGCCTACCGGCGGACTATCCGATGGTGAGCGCTGCCTACTCCGCCCAGCGCTCCGAGCTCGCGCGCACGATGGGCCTTGGCCAGCAGCGCCGGAAGGCAGTCGAGCCAGTGCCGCCGCCCGTGCCGGCCCCGAAGCCGCGTCGCGCCAAGGCGCTCGAGGCGGCTTGAGCCATGAACCGGGCCGAGTTTGAGAAGGCTCAGCAGGCTCATCTGGAGAGGCAGCGCGTCGAGGTCGCCCGACGCCGCGCAGACACATGGGGCCGGGCCAATGCGCCCGGTCCACCACCAATCACCTGCTGTGAGTGTGGGGCCATCGCGTCCTACGGGATCGGCGATTTCGGCAGGCCGACCGACACCCCTGAGCACTTCTGCAGCCGTCACGCGCCGGAGAGCCTGAAAAGGCCCGGCGACTTCCTCCCCACCCACCAACAACCGTGAGGCTACCGTGTCCCAGCACGAGCGCGTTCTCAGCAAGCGAACCGACATCCTCGAAGAGCTCGCCTGCGTGCGGGACGAGATGTCGACCGGCTACATGAACATCCTGCGGGGGACGATCGGCGTCGCCCGCGCCATGGCTCGTCTCGACGAGATCATGCTGGCGGTCGCGGCCCGGCCCGCCGTTGGCTGCGAGAAGCCCCCCATTCCCGCCGAGCGCCCCACGAGCGCTGCGCCGGCGACACCAGCTGCCCGCCCCCCGGAGGTACTGCCCTCAACGCAGGACGAAGCGAGGTCCGTTCGAGTCGGAAAAGCCCCAGATGAAGCGCCGGCGGGGGATGCGGGCACTGGCCTCACCGGCCAATCTGGGGAATTCGTCACACGCGCCGGGGCGGGGGGCGAGAGCGCAGCCTCAGCCGATACCGCCCCGGCCGTGGACGCGAAGCCGAAGCGCACATTCCAGCAGCCGTTGCCGAAGGCGGAGAAGCCCGCCGAGCAGCCGGTCGAGCCCGTTGTGCCGCGCCGGGAGCCACGCGTGCTCACCGCCGGTGGCGGCCTCGTCCAGGGCGGCCCCGTGCCGGTCGCTACTACACGCGACCGTGTCCTCGACCATTACGCCGAGACCGGGGCATGCGCGAAGGATCTCGCGGAAGCGCTCGGTCTGACCGTCGGCTCCGTAAGCGGTCAGATCTCGCTCGGCCGGCAGGCGAAGGACCCCCGCGCCGCGAACGGGGACGCCAAGCGCGCAGCGGCCATCGCCGCACCACTCCCCGCGCTGCCGGAGGGTGCCCTCATAGTCGTCGATGTGAAGGGCGAGCGCATCGTTGGCCCGACCGGCGATTGGAAGACCGTGGATTTCGTCGCGAAGGCCCTGGCGCCTTTGGCGGATGGATCGATGTACGGCGTCGACCGCATGGCGAAGGCCAGCGGTGTGAAGGACTCGGTGATCCTGGCCTCGCTGGGCATCTGGGCTTCGGCCCTCGCCAAGATTGGGATCGACCTCGTCCACACCAAGGGCATCGGCGTGAAGCTGAACCGCCGGCAGGTGGCAGCATGAACGACCGACCCATCATTTTCTCGGCGCCGATGATCCGGGCGCTCCTCGGTGGGCGGAAGACCCAGACCCGGCGGGTGCTGAAGCCGCAACCGGCCGTGTTCACTCCTACGGTGATCGATATTGGGTTGCCGGATTACGACACCGATCATGACGAATGGGGACAGTGGCAGACCATATGGTCCTCGCCCTCCATGGATTGCCCCATGGGCGAACCGTCGCACGAAATCTGGCGGCCCCTGCGCGGACTGCGGTGGGCCGTCGGCGACCGGCTGTGGGTCCGCGAGAGCTTCGTTCGCTATCACGAGATGGACGACGATCAGACCCCGTGCAGCGAGCTGATGACCTGCTACCGGGCCGACGGCTGGCCCTGCGATGGCTGGTACGACCCGGATCGCGAGGAGACGCGCGACTCCCCGCCGTGGAAGCCGTCCATCCACATGCCGCGCAGCCTGTCGCGCCTGACGCTCACGGTGACAGAGGTCCGCGTCGAGCGGCTCCAGGACATCAGCGAGGCGGATGCGGAGGCTGAGGGTGTCGAGCGCATCGATGACCCGCGTGGGGTCTGCTGGAGATCCTACGAGACCCTGCCCGACGGGACCCCGCACCCGCACGCGGCTGCGCCTAACTCCAGCCCGGTGACCAGCTTCCGAGAAATCTGGACTGGCATCCATGGACGAGAGGCCTGGGATGCAAACCCCTGGGTCGCCGCGATCAGCTTCACGGTCCAGCACCAGAACATCGACGCGCTGAGCGAGGTGGCGGCATGAGCAAGGTCACACGCGAGATGCAGGCTGAGTTCGCACGCCGCCGCAGGGCTGGCGAGTCCTGCGAAGCCATCGCTGCGGATTACGACGTCAGCGGCTCCACCGTCGGTGCCCATACGCGCCACCTTGGTCTGGCAGGTGCACCGAACCAGCAGCGGGGCTTCGATTACGCTGCTGCGGCTCAGTTCGCAGCAGCAGAGTCCGTGCACGCGGCCGCCGAGCGCTTCGGCGTCAAGGTCCACACGATCTACCGCGCCATCCGCGTCGAGCGTCGGGGGTATGCCTGATGATCCTTCCCGCTCAGGAGATCCGCGCCCACTCGCTCGCCGGCATGATCAAGCCGTTCTGCGAGCGCACCAACGCCCACGGCCGGACCTACGGGCTCGGCCCGGCCACCTACGATGTTCGCCTGAAACAGGACATGTGGCTCTGGCCGCTGTGGGGTCGGCTCGCCTCGACCATCGAGGAGTTCGACATCCCGTCCGACATCCTCGCCGAGGTGAAGGACAAGAGCTCGAACGCCCGCATCTTCGTCCTGGTCCAGAACACGCTGATCGACCCAGGATTCCGCGGCGGGCTCACGCTGGAGCTCACCCGCATGCTGCCCTGGCCGATCCGCCTGCGGGCCGGCACGCCCATCGCGCAGATCAAGTTCTCCTACCTCACCGAGGCGACCGAGCAGCCCTACGACGGCCGCTACCAGGGGCAGTCCAGCGATCCCGAGCCCGTGCGCATGGCGGTGGACGCATGACGGTTCGCATCCACGTTGGCGACGTGCGCGAGCAGCTGCGCGCCATGCCAGACGCCTACTTCGACAGCGTCGTGACCTCGCCCCCGTATTGGGGACTGCGCGACTACGGCGTGGTCGGGCAGATCGGTCTGGAGCCCACGCTGGGCGAGCATCTCGCCGTCATGGTTGATGTCTTCCGCGAGGTCCGGCGGGTGCTCAAGCCTCGGGGCACGCTCTGGCTGAACTACGGCGACTGCTACGCCGCGCACCCGAACGGTCGGGCTGCAGCCGACGTCGTGGGTGATGACCGGACCTTCCGGGACAAGCCGTTTTCGACGGTTGGAGCCGTGCATGGCTCGGCGCGTGGGAATCAGGCTGACGATCCGAAGCGCAGGTCCTTGAACGCGCCGGGCGGCCGAGCTGTCGCCGGCGGATTCTTGAAGCCGAAGGACCTCTGCATGATCCCGAACCGGCTTGCGATCGCCCTTCAGGACGATGGCTGGTGGGTCCGATCAGAGATCATCTGGCACAAGCCGAACCCGATGCCGGAAAGCGTCTACGATCGGCCGACGTCGGCGCACGAGAAGGTCTGGCTGCTCACCAAGGGCGAAGACTACTTCTACAATCACGAGGCCATCCGCGAGCCTGTGACTGGCGGCGCCCATGTTCGTGCCGCGGCGCGGGGCACCGATACGGGTGTCGGCTGGGGTCGGCTCGACAAGCTTGATCCAGACCAGAGCGACCGGGGGCGAGACCGCATCAAGCGCCCCGGCCCCAACAGCCGGCAGAACGTGGATCGCGTGCCGGTCAGCCGGAAACTGGCTCGACCCGGCAGCGGGACCAAGAACAACTCGAGCATGGATGCAGCGCTTGCGGAGCTGAGCCTTTCTCCGCTCGAGACCCGGAACGCCCGCAACGTCTGGACGATCGCCCCGCGGGCCTACCGAGAGGCGCACTTCGCGACGTTCCCACCCGCCCTCGCCGAGCGCTGCATCAAGGCCGGGGTCCCTGCGCAGGCCTGCGCCTTCTGCGGCCACGCGCTCCCTCAGCCGAAGTGCGGCGGACTCTGCGCCAGCCTGCCGGCGGTGCCCGGTCGCGTCCTCGACCCATTCGGCGGCGCCGGCACGGTGGGACTCGTTGCCGATGGGCTCGGCCTCGACGCCTCGCTGATCGAACTGAACCCTGAGTACGCGGAGATGTCTGCGCGCCGGATTGGTACCGCCGCAGCGATCGTTGGTGCGCCCTCAGCCCTGACGGTGGCAGCTGAATGAACGCCATGCCCCCCTCAGCCTCATTCCAGGGCCGCCGGCCGCCTGTCTCGATCGAGAGCGAGCAAGCAGTGCTCGGGAGCGTGCTCCTGAACAACGCCGCCTACCAGAAGGCCGCGGATATCATCGCCGAAGAGCACTTCGGCGAGGCCGTGCATCGGCAGATCTGGCACGTGCTCGCCGGTATCATCGAGAAGGGCGACCTCGCGACGCCGCTGACGGCCAAGACCTACCTCGGGGATGCGGATCTCGGTGGCCAGACCGTCGGCCAGTACCTCACGCGCCTCGCCAGCGGCGGGGTGCCGCCGTCTCAGGTCGCCGACCACGCCAAGATCGTCCGGTCTCTCGCCGCGCGCCGGGAGATCATCGCCATGACGGAGCGCGTCGCTGGGGTGGCCTACGACTGCCCGGTAGAGGAGACCGCCGAGACCATCTTCGCCAACGTCGAGCGCCTCATCGAGGAGACCCGCCCGGCGGTAACCAAGGAGCAATCCGACTTCGAGGACTTCGGGGGCATCTCCTCGCAGGACGTGTTCGATGCGTACCAGCGCGGGGCCGGCGTCGTCGGGCTGTCGACCGGTCTACCTGGGCTTGATGCCGGCATGGGCGGACTGCGGAAGTCCGACCTCATCATCCTCGCGGGACGCCCCGCGATGGGCAAGACGTCGCTCGGAACCAACATGGCGGTCGCGGCCGCCCGGTTCATTGCCGAGCAGCACGCGGCGGGCGTCCGCATGGGTCCTGTGGCCTTCTCCTCCCTCGAGATGGGCAAGCGCCAGCTGAAGCAGCGCATCCTGGCGGAACACAGCCGGGTCCCGTTCTGGAAGCTGGATCGCGGCATTGCCGACAAGGTGGAGATGGAGCGCTACGTCTTGGCCGAGAAGGCGCTCGACAAGCTGCCGCTGCTGATCGACGACACCGGCGGCCTCACCATCGGGCAGCTGAAGCTCCGGGCCCGCACGCTGAAGCGCAGGCGTGGCATCTCCCTCTTGGTGATCGACTACCTGCAGCTACTCGCGGGCAGCGGCCGGAAGGACGCCAACCGCGTCGCGGAGGTGACCGAGATCACCACCGGGCTGAAAGCGCTCGCCAAGGAACTCGACATCCCGATCATCGCCCTCTCGCAGCTGTCCCGGAAGGTCGAGGAGCGCGACGACAGGCGGCCCCAGCTGTCCGACCTGCGCGAATCCGGATCAATCGAGCAGGACGCCGACGTCGTGCTCTTCGTCTACCGCGAGGAGTATTACCTCAAGAAGGCCGAGCCCCGGGTCGACGGCAGCGAGCAGAAGCGCGAGGCGCACACCCGCTGGGAATCGCTGATGAAGCGCTGGGCCGGCTGCGCCGAGGTGATCATCGGCAAGAACCGGCACGGCAGCGAGGGCACCGTCGACCTGGGCTTCGACGCGCAGTTCACCCGGTTCACGAACGAGCCCGAGCCGCGTGAGATCGAACCCGAGGAGGTGCGCCAGCGCGCCGCCAAGAAGCCGACCTTCACCGCCGAGGGCACCATCCTCTACGGGATCCTGAAGAGCCTGACGCTGACCCGGTCCACGATGGTCACCCAGGAGCAGCGCGACCTCGACAAGCGGCTCTGCAAGGGGGCCCGGCTGATCCCGCTGGACGTCGCCCGCGCTGCCTTCGGCGCTGAGGTGATCCCAGAGGCCGACGAGGACGCGGTGAAGAAGCGGTTCACCGCCGCCTTCGTCAGCATCCGCAAGGCCGGCCTCGCCCACTACCACGGCAGCGCCGAAACGGGCTTCCACCTCTGGATGCCCGAACTCGTCGCCGATGCATCCTAATCCGAGTGAGTGCGTGATGACCGAGCAAGCCGACGACACCCCGGTGATCTTCTCCCCGCGAGAGATCGCTTTCCGCCGGGCCAACGTCCGCGCGAAGGCCGAACGGACGTTGAAGGAGGCGGTGGAAGCGGCCGCCACGCCCGATCCAGAGCCGGAGCTTCCGCCGAAGGAGGCCGCCAGCCGCGCCAAGATGGCCGAGAAGCGGGAGAGAATGCTCCAGCAGGCGGACGCTGCCCGCGCCAGCGCACGCCGTAGCGCGGGGCTGGAGGCAGACGAGCGCACCGCCGCCGGCCAGCGCGAGATCGTCGTGAGCAACGCCCGGGACGCCGCCGGCAAGCGTGGTTCCCTCGCCGAGTACGGGGTGCTGATCCGGAATCAGTCTGACCGCACCGGGCCGCGGATCGCCGCCATGCGCCAGTTCGACGAGCTCTGCCACCGCGCCTTCGCCGGGCTGCTGCCCGAGCCGCGGTTCGAGCCCGGTGTCGATACCTCGTCGGGCCCGGCCGGTGTCACTGATGCCCGTATCGCCGGGCTTTCCGAGATGCAGAACCTCACCCGCCGGATTGGCGACGAGGCGCAGGCCATGATGTTCGCTCGGATCTACGAGCGGCGCACGTTCACGTGGATGTCGGGCCAGGGGTTCGGCGACGAGCGCGCGTTGACCGTGCTTTTCCTCGCCGCCGTCGACAGCACCGCGCGGTTCTACGGCCTCGCCCAGCCATCCAAGGCAGTCGGGTTCATGGAACAGCGCCTCGAATACGCGTTGAGATGATCCACCGGGTGAATTTGCCAAGTCTCTGGCGGAACAGCGTGTTTCCCGGGACACGGTACGCGCGAATCACAAGCGATCGTTCGTGTTCGGGACTCCTTAAGGGGTAGGGTTTACTGTTCCTTCACCACTCATCGGCGGCGGGGCTCGCGCCTGCAAGCAAATCGCCCCGCCGCCTCCGGACCACCCCGATGGAGAACATCGAAATGACCGAGGGAAAGAATAGCACAGGCACATCGAACGACGGCAATCCCTTCCCTGCGATCACCGAGACCGCCGTTGGCGCTGGCCTCGTGCAGACGACCGCAGCGAGCGATCTGCACCGCTTCTTGCGGGCGGGTCGGGAATTTTCCAATTGGATCAAAGGGCGCCTGACGAAGTATGGCTTCGTCGAGAACGTCGATTACGTCACGGAAGAGGTTTCCGCCAAATCGGGCGGAAACCTTGGTGGGCGTCCGATGAAGGAGTACCACCTCACCCTCGACACGGCGAAGGAGATCGCCATGGTCGAGAACAATGAGCAGGGCCGCGCCGCGCGCCGATACTTCATCGAATGCGAGCGGCGCGCGAAGGCTCCGGCGCTTGACGGCAAAGCAGTTGGCGGCATCACGAAGGGCGTTATCGCCAAAGCCATTGGTGAGATGATGCCGGTAATCCTGGCGGAGGCCTTAACGGTGCTCCTGCCCACGTTGGTAAGAGAGCAGGTGGCCAACCATCAGCACGCAGTGGTCGAAGGCATCAGCGCCGGCCAGGTTCTTGAGATGGCTGGCTACCAGAAGCGTAAAGGCCTTCGCGGAATCCCCGCATGGCTATCTCATCGGCTGCGCCGCTTTCATGCTCATCGCGGCGTAGCTGTTCGGCTTGCAACGCTCGGCAGCAGCAACGCATACGTCTTCGACCCGCTGATCTCACGCGAGTGGCTTTCCTCTGGCGGAAAGGCCGAACTTGATCAGAAGGTAGCCGAGCGGCGTGGGCAAGGCTCGCTCCGGCTGGTCTGACCGAGAACCGGCGTCACAGTTGTCACGGCTTCGGCTTGCCAACTAACGCCTCGACCAATGTCAGGGTCTCGGCGCTGACCAAAACATCCAGAGCGTCCGTCCGATCTATCTCCGCCCAAGGAAGGACGCTCTGGTGCGTTGTGGCATCAGCCTTACTGGTTCTGCCCGCCGTGACAACGATGTTCAGACCGGCTCGGCCAATCCATATCTCGGCGTGCATATTGTGAGCCGCCGCTGTTGCGGATGCAGAGATGACCGCGCTTTTCAGAACCTCTGAGAGTTGCTTGTCGGGCATCATGGCTATTCCCAATCCTTCGGTCGTTCCCAATCCCTCGGTGCTCCGGCGCCGGGGCCATCGTAATCGCGGGTCACGTTGCGCTCGGTCCGACTGAACCGCCGGCACCGACGCTCATAGTCCGGCGAATCCATCTTCACGACGCCGCACGCTGCGAGCGCCTTCCAGCGCGGTGACGGCTCCACGGCACCCGCAGGGCCAACCATCGCGAAAAGCCCGCCGGTGGCCATCGTGAGCGCAACCAGGGCCATCATCAGCCAAGTGCGGAGCGCACGCTGCGGAGCCGGCAGCAGGTGCGGGGCATGCTCGCGCAGATAGGCCGCATATTCGCGATCCTGGGCCGCCTGACGGGTGCGGGCCGATGCGAGCACCTCGCGCCGCTCCGAACGCTCACGGGCCGCCAGTGCGCCACGCTCGCGGCGGGTGAGGTACTCGCCGGCCGAGAGGTAGTGCAGGCCTCTCACGGCGGCGTCGGCGGTCTCCTTGCCAGCTTGGGCGACCCAATCACCCGAGACATCGCGCAGGACACGCTCACGGGCCTCGTAATGGCCGACGCCGTGCCTGACGCGCAGGGTGGCCACCTCTTCCATCGCGGAGGCCATGAGGTGCTGTGCCACCCGGGCCGAACGCGGGTCGACGTCCATGCGATAGGCCTTAGACATCCTCGCCACCATCGAGACGCGAGTCCGTCACGCGCTGGTCGACGAACGTCCGAACGCGGTCGTTGGCGTCGTCCGACTGCATGGCAACGAGGAAGGTGGCGACCCACAACGGCGGGTCTTCCTGCTCGCCGGAAAGCCACCGGTGCGCGCGGCGGATATCGGCACCGGTCCGCCGGCAGAACTCGTGAACCGACAGCCCAGAGGCGGTCATCAGCGCCGAGAGCTCGCGCGGCGTGATCGGGTCGTGAACGAAACGGCGAGCCATCGAGAAAAGCTTCACGGGGCATCCTTGCAGGTCGGCGTAATTGCCGGAGGGGAGGGCGTTGGACACGTTATGCGGCCAGCGAGAGAGGGGCGGCAAGGCTCGGCGGTGCGATGGGGGCCGGGAACGACACAACGGCCGCCACGGGCCGACTGCGGGGCTTCCTGGGCATGCCGACGAAGCGAACGCCCTTGATCGCACCGATCTCCTGCGCATCGAGGAGCGTGATCCGATAAGCGCCGCCCTTGGAGCGGTGATCGAAGGCAGGCACGCATCCATCCTGGATCGCCCGGAACAGCTTCTCCCTGGCGCGGTGGGAGGTGCAGACGGCGATGATGGGATGGGTTTCCAATGACTTGCAGGCCCCTTTCGTATGCATGACAGCGGGGCCTGAAACTTTCGCATGGTCCTCGCTCGCATTACCGGTTGTCAGATCGGCCGGGATTTCCGATCCGGTTGCGGCAGTCGCCTCGTTAACTTCCGGGCTCACGATCGTGGCGGCAAAAGTTATCGTGCCAGCGTTCGTGTCGGTTTTCCCGACCTCTTCGGAGGAAGCAAAAGCCGACACGCCGCTATCAGGCTCGGGATCTGAGGGCAGAAACGCCGTGCGCATGAGGGCGAGCTCATTCTCGCCAGCGGCAACGGCGGCCCGCCACTCGCTCGCTTCGGCGCTCGTTGGCGCGGTGCCGTCGGCGAGATGGCGGGCGAGGCCGGCCCGGCGGCGCTCTACCTCGGCTTCCATGCGGGCGAGATTGTCCGCGGTAACGGCGCGCGGCCCGGCCTTCTCGACCCGGCCGGCATCGGCGGTGCGCAGGTCCGCCGTGAGGCGCGAGCATTCAGCCGCATCGAACTCGCCGCCCGTCGAAACATTCTCGATCCAAGCGAAGGCAGGCACCGCGAGATTGCCCGTGCGAGCCCGATAGAAGCCGATCGCAGCCCTGCAGGCGGAGGCGATGCGCGCTGGCTTGCCCTTGGCGATGGCGACGTTCACGCGCACCGCCACGTCATCGGCGAAACGCACAAGAAGTGAGTCCAGGCGGTAGTGCTTCGGCAGCTTGTAATCCGCCCACCAAGCCGGCGCGCCGTCGCCAGCGGTGGCCTTGGATCCCGGCAGGGCAGCGCGGAGCAAGTCCGCCACCATGCGCCAATCGGCGCCGGCAGGCATGGCGCACGCGGTATCATAGGCGGAGAGGGCGACCGCCTTGCGGTCGGCGGGCGAGACGGTACGGAAGGCGGCCGGATTGAAGTGCTGCACGGGGTGAATCCTTGAAGGCGGGCGCAATTGCCCTTGGTCCGCGATGGTGCGGCTGGACCCTCCCCACACGGGAGAGGGTCGGGTCGCATCAGCGTTTAGCTTTCGGCCGCTTCATCTTTTCCTCGAGATCATCAATCTCAGCCCTGAGTTCTGCGGCTTTGCGTGCGCGCTCTGGAGCGGTTCGGTTTGCCCATTCGCCGGCGCGCCGATCCCATTCGCTGAACTTGCCCTTAATCCATCGGAATAGGCCCATCTCACCGTGCTCCCGGTCATGCTAATTGCAGCGCCGCACTATGCGGGACGTCGAAGATTTCAGCGAGAAGCGCGGCAACGGATTCGGTCACCAGCCCGCGCCGATAGAGCTTGTCCACGGCCTCGATAATGGCGCCCGTGGCATCGCCGGGACAGGCGGCGATTGCCTGGTCAACGTAGGGCACCCACGCGGCGGCAGCGGCGGTTTCGGCGCGGCTGTAGGGAGCGATTGCGGAGGGGATCACTTGCCGCTCTCCCGCGCGTCACGGTGAACGCCGATCAGGCTCGTGTGGTCGTACTGGAACGGATGCTTGGTCGCCTCCGATCCGCGGTCAGCCACGATGTCGGCGCGCAGGCACGAAAGCTCCGCATCGAAGTCCAGGCCCAGCGCGTCGCACGTCTCGAGAAGGCTATCTAGGAGATGGTACAGCGCAACCTGCGCGGAGCCGTTATCCGTGAGGCCGCGCGCCTTCGTGTGAGCGTCCAAGGCGATGGCAGCGGCTTCTGTTTTGGTGGCGTACATGGTCGAATCCTGTCGGTTGGCGTGCTTGCCAGTTCGGGGGAATTGTTCGGCTCAGAAAAAAACGGCGACGGCACCGCAGGCACCAGCGCAGAACGTGAGGAAGGCGAGACCTTCACCAGCGGAGCGGAGAAGCGTGCGCATCAGTTGCCGCCCATGTCAGGCAGGCCAGCCAGGCGCTCGATCGCGGCACCGCGCGGGACGTGGCGGTTGATGGTGCCCATATCGTAATCGACGCCATCTTCGAGCGCGTCGGCGGTTGTTACCGCCGCGACCCTGTCGGCGATGCCCGGATGATGCTTTGCGTAGTAGGCGACCTGTTCGGCCTGCTTGGCGAGGGCCTGCGCCTTGGTCATGGTGATGCGCTGAAACATGGCTTGAGCTTTCGAATGCGTCAGGGGATGGCGGATCAGGCGGCGCGTTGGCCGAGGTCGTCGCAGCGCGCCACGATCACGGCGCCATCGGCGGCCACGTACAGGACGCCAAAGCCGGCCCCCTCAGGCGAAGCCATGAAGGCGTTCGCGGCATCGTCGCCCATGATCCGCCGCGCAGTCGGAAAGATCATCCCCATGTGCCGATTGAACGGAGCGGGCTCGGCGGCCGGCGCCGTGGGTTCGTCATCGACCTGCAGGCCGGACAGGACACGCGAGGCGGCATAGCGGCCTGCATTGTTCAGGTGCCGTTGCCATGCGCCTTCGGAAGGTGCCCAGCGGAAGCCGTGGGACTTGAGAAGCGTCCGCGTGGCCTCATCGGGTTTGCCAGGGAAGACCAGCTGCACACGGGCCGCGTCCGGGTTCTCGACAATCGTCAGGGCACCCGCCGTGGTGTTGTGCTGCGTCTCGACCTTGCCGCGCGCCGCATTGGCTTCCAGGCCCTTTAGGCGACCTTCCAGGCGTTTGATCTCGGCAAGCTGGCCCGACAACGAGTAGGACGCGAACCCCTGGCCCATCCACTTCTCGGGCGGATTTACGATACGCTCGCAATCCGAACGGCTGAAGCCTGTCGCGGCCGCCATGGCGATGATGCGTGCGCCGATCTCTTGGCCCTTGGTCTCGCGGATCACGGCGTTGGCCGTTTTCATGCGGGCATGCGTGGCCCGGCGCTTCTCAATCTCGGCGCGGATCAGCGAGATGGCATCGGGATGGTTGGCGCGGATCGCGTCGCCCGGTGCACCATGCGGCCAGGCGATGCGCTCGATTGAACGCAAGGCCGCGTCGGCATGCGCCCGGATCGCGTCATAGGCCTTATCGCGACTCGCTTGGCGCTTCTGATTGCGCGCGGTCGGGAAGTTGGCGGGCCCAACGATGAACCACGACATGCACCGCGCTTCCATCGCCCATGCTCGGCGCCAGAGACCCACGTGGCGGGATGCGAAGCGTTCGCCCTCCGCTGCGGCGTCGAAGGCCGCGCCCTCGCTGGCGAGCTTGTCGAGCCGACCTGCGAAGTGGTTGAGCGAGTTGCAAAGGTCCGTGATCTCGATAGCCGCGCGCCGGTCGGGCCAGTGCGTCAGGGCATCGAATGACCGGGCGATTTCCTTTGCCGCGATGGTCGCCGAGAAGGCGCCGGCGGAGATGGTCAGAACGGAATCGGTGACGGTGGCGAAAGTGGTCATGGTCTGAATCCTGAAAGGTTGGCGCAATTGCCAGGGACGGGGCAGGCGACGGCTTAGGAGCGGAGGAAGGCCTCTTTCTGCGCGATGCGCTCGCGCCGGGCCTTCCGGGTGAGCTTGGTGCGCTCTTCGCGGATGGCATGGCGAACGGCCCGCGTGGTGGGCGTGGCATCGATCATGGGCACGCCGTCGATGATGACGAGGCGGACGACGTTCAGATCGGCGGGAGCAACGTGGCGCATGGGGTGACATCCTGAATGGTGGGCGTGATTGCCCGGGTCCGCTCTGGTGCGGCTGAACTACCAGGGATTTCCGGGCAGTTGGGTCGCATCAGCGTTCGAAGAGGAACAGCGTGAGGTAGGAGCCGGCCAGGGCCACCAGGCCGACCGCGGGAAACAGGATCTCGAGCATCAGGCGCGGGCCTTCGCGATGGCGGCACGCACTGACGCCAGAGCGGCAGCCTCGCCTCGCACCTCGGCGGACCACTCATCCACACAGGAACCGGCTCGGTACCCACGGGCACCCAAAGTCGCGGCCAGTGCCGCTTCCGCCACGCGCAGGGCGTGCAGCATCTCCGGCGCGGCCGCGTCGCGAACGCCGTGCAGATCGAGGTATCGCTCGCACTCGTTGGCATCGTTCGCAAAGGATGCGGCGTTGCCGTGCATCCCGGCATCGGTTTCCTTGCGCGCCAGGGCGTGCAGAGCTTTGGCGCCACGGTTCGCCCAGTAGGCGGAGCCGGTGAGCCGGTCGCGGTCCACGGCCTGCCCCTGCTGTTGCTGGACCGGCTGCGCCACCATGGCGACGGGGCAGTGCGCGGGCGGGAGGGCGTTAGCCTCGCACCAGGCGGAGTAGGCGGCGTGCCGGGCCACATAGAGGGCGCGGAGGGCCGATCCCAGCTCGCCCTGGCCAGCGGCCGTGTAGCGGGCATCCGAGGCGCGCCGACCGAATGCGGCGACCAGGCCGGCCTGCCAAGCAGCGTCCGAAGCGTGGAAGCGAGAGGCGACGGCCCGCACGTCGAGGGCGGCACCCGAGGGGCGGCAAAGGTCGGTGACATTGGCGGTGCACGTGGTGAAGCCACCATCCATGCCGCCGATCCACGGGATCACGGGGCCGGATACCCGCACGGTGCCGACTTCCTCATTTCCGCAGGCGACGCCATTCGGGGCCGTGGCGACCACGTAGCGGCCAAGCGAAGCGCCCTCATTGAGGCGCGCCGCGACGGTCTCAGCTTCGCCCGCATCGCGGTAGCACTCGAAACAGATCGAACCATCGAACTCGCACAACTCGGCGACGCGCGCGCCGGCCTGGACGTACCAGAGGGCCCACATCTCGGGGCCGGCCGGATGCGCGGCGGCCACGTGCTCAATCGCGGCGCGGCAATGCTCCGGGGAAGGCGCGTCGCCCATGGGGTCGGACATGATGGCGCGGAACTCGGCGACGAGGCGCGGCAGGGGGGCAGGGCTGGTCATGGCGTGGTGTCCTGTAGGCGGGCGCAGTTGCCCGTGGGTCGGTGTGGAACGGCGTTCCGTGCGAGGCCCGGCGATGCCATGCCCCGAGGCGGAGCGTCGCTCAGAGCGCGCCGAGAAGGACGCCAGACGTGGGGCTGTAGATCTCGACCTCGATCATGCCGAGGCACGTGATCGCGAACCGGTACACATGGGCACCGTGCTCCGCCTCAAAGGCGCGGAGAGCAACGGTAGCAGCGGGGATGGAGGAGAAGCGCATCAGCCTGGTTCCGTTCGGTGGGCGCAATTGCCCTGAACCTCATTCTGCACACCCCCGACACCACGTCAACACCCAATCCGAAGAAAAATAAGAATAGCGCAAGCACAGGCACGCGCGCCGAGCAGTAGAGCGGAGCATCCATTCGGTGCCCGCTCGCGCGCGCACGTACATGAGAGCAAGGGGTATGGGGGTGCGGTTAAGAAATGGGATAGAAAGGACACGACCGGCGTCGCTGGTCTTGCGCCGCGCATTCTGGGCATAAAAATCCGGCGCAGCTATACTTCCGCGCGTTTCAGCGGGGCCCGTCCCTCGAAACCTCGAAACCGCCCGGCCCCGTACCGACGAGTATCGCCTCCAAGGGCCCGAAACCGGAGAAACGGGCCCGTCCCTCTTTACTTGCGCTGATCTTCAGGCATCCTGGGTCTCTGGCTCGGGGTCACCCCTCCCTACGAGGGTCGAGCAGATGACGAAGAACGAACTGGTCTCCAAGGTCGCCGAGCTTTCCGGCGTGTCCAAGGGCAACACCGAGAGCGTGCTGGACGCGCTGGTGGATCGCATCAACATCGCGGTGCGCACCGGCGAGGAGGTCGCCATTCCCGGCCTCGGGAAGTTCTCCCGCAAGACGCGCGAGGCCCGGCAGGGGCGCAATCCGGCCACTGGCGAGACAATTCAAATCGCCTCGAAGCGCGTGCCGGCATTCAAGCCGGCGAAGGCATTCACGGACGCTGTGGCCTAATTCCATCCTCCCCGCCGCGATGGCTCCGGCTGTCGCGGCTTTTCCCATTCAGGAGATGGCAATGACCGCCGCCCGACAGTTTCTCGTGACGCTGGATGGCTACGAGCCAGGCGACCGATCGCCAGACGTGGCAGCACACGCTCTGAAGTACGCAATCGCCAATATGCCCACGACCGCGATGGAGGGTGGGTTCGACGACGTCACCGTCGTCGCGCTGCCTGATCTGGCCGCGGATGACACCGGCCTGCAGATCGGCTTCCGCAATCTCGCTGCGGCCGCGAGAAGCAATCAGCGCAGCGTCGGCACGGTCATCAGCAAGGAGCAGGCTGCGGCCCTGGTTGCCGAGCTATCGAAGCAGCACCCGGCGCGTACCTCGCACGTCGATCAGTCCGCCCTCGACGCCATGCGGGCGATCCGCGATTCCGACAAGCGGCCCGGCCAGCAGGTGCAGAAAGATGCCCACGTGCAGTTGATCATCACCGATGCGATCTGCCGGTGCGTACCGGAGGTTGGTCGCTCCTGATAACGCACACCGTGGACAGTTCCATCGCAACCGAAAGATTCGTCTGTCAGTTGCATTTTCGTCATATCGCAAAGGGCTCACGGAAACGTAGACGCAAAGAACCACGTGGGAGGATTTATGCGTTTCCGGGTATTCATCGCAGCGGCCGCAATGGCTGCGCTCGCAGCCTGCCAAACCGTTCAGCCGCCAGCAACTGCAAGCGGCCGCCCTGAGGTGACAATACCTGGAGCGGAGCCCGCTAAGGTGAAGTCCGCCATTCTCAGCGGAATGTTAGACAAGGGGTACCGGATCGTTAAGGATGATCCGTTTAGCCTAACCGTTGAGAAGCCCGTTGAGAACGTAGCCGCCGTTCTCCTCCTCAGCACCAGCGCTGGTGGCGCCCCCGTTGCGCGGGTGACCTATACGGTGGCCCAGATCGAAAATAGCACCCGTGTTGTGGCCGACATGGCGCTCGTTCAGAACGCAGGCATGGCATTCGAGCGTCGCAATGACGTCAGCCGAGGGGGCGACTCGCCTATGGTCCAGGCGTTCCTCGACAAGATCGCTGCACAGACCGAAGCCAAGGCGCCTGCCAAAAAGATCGCCCGCCGCTAAAGATACGCACCGCATCTCCCCAATTGAGCCGCTCAGCAGCCCGCTGGGCGGCTTTCGTCGTTCTCGGGCAGCTCGACTGCGTTCTCCGGCTCCATGACGAACCAGCGGACTGCTGCGGCGATAATTTGCTCGGGCGGCATCTCGCTCTTCCGAGAGAGGGTGCGTAGCCGCCGATGCAGGTCCCCTTCCAATTCGACGGCATAAGTCCGCCGCCGCTGAGTCGCGACCGATTGCGATTGGTCCGCCGGTGGATGCTCAGCGTGGAGGGGCTGCGCCGGCGGCTCATAGGCCGGCGGTGACGGATGGAGCCGCACGCTCTGGCTCTTGAATGGGATGCGCTCCAGGAAGCCGCGCTCGCACAGGCTCTCGACGATGCGGAACGAGCCGGACTTCGATTTCAGCCCAAGCGCACGAGCGATCTCCTCATAGGTCGGGCTCGGTCCGCCTTCCTCCGCGACGGTCCGGAAATACGTCAGGGCTCGATGCTGCTTGGTGGTCAGCCCCATCATCGGCATCTCCCATCAATAAACGGCGTCAATGTCATTCTGCCGCACCATAGGCGGAGTCTATGAATCATTGGAAAGGCATGCGCCGGGTTTTTAATGTAACCTATTATGATTGCACGGCTTTTTATCGCGTTTGGGCGTTTACAAACCGCACGGTGTCGGGCATCCATCTCCTCACACCACGAACTGCGCCCGGAGAAAGTGATGCCTCAAGTCCTGGGGCGGCGCAGATCCATCACGCCAGTTCGGGTTCAGGCCCCACTCCCCGAGCGTCCCAAGACTGCCAGCCGGGGCTACGACAATCTCTGGCGGAAGACCTCCGAGCGGTATCGGCGACGTCATCCGTTCTGTGTCTTCTGCGCCCAGGCTGGCCGGCAACGGCTCTGCGATGACGTCGACCATAAGATTCCGATCGAGGATGGCGGGGACCGGCTGAAGGTCGAGAACCTGCAATCAATCTGCCGACCGTGCCACAACCGGATCAAGAAGCCGATGGACGCCTTCGCTCGAGAGCGCGGGCTGATCTACCTGCTGCCACTCTGGTGTGACGACCCGACTGAACGGCCGGCGCAATTTAATTCAGGGCTGCCGCCCCGCCGATGAAGGCGGTCATGGTGCCCATGATGTCCCGCATGCGATCGTCGGACGGACGACGCCGTTGGCTCTTCGGATCTGCGCCTTCACCGGCGCTGCCCATCACGGGAACGACGAGCGGATCGTTGATGACCACCGGTGCACCTTCGGGGCTCCGCAGGCATTCGCACCGGACGGCACGAAAGGACGCCCCAGGGAACGCTGCCTCAAGGTGATCGAGCAGATCGTCCCGGCGGTCTTCATCCTCAAGGATGACCTCGGGTAGCAGGACCATAAATTCGGTGGTTTCGGGCAGCCCCGCAAAGGGGTCGCGACGGGATACGGGCATCAGCACCTCCGACGAATTTGTTCTACATTCGTTCTCGGCGGGCTAGGAGTCAATTCCCTGGTTCGGCCTTCCACAATTCGACGTGGCGTATGCCGGTAACGCAATGCCCAAGGCCAGTCTCGCACAGGTAGGCCAGGGCGATCCGAACGTCATCGCGCACCCTGGCTTCCGCAAATTTCCGGCGTGCCGGTTCACGCTGACCACCGCCGCGGCCCGCAAGGAATACGACGAGATCGGCCGGCTGGTTTGGAATGCCGGACGCCTGTCGCTCGACGCGCACATCACGCTCTCGAACTACGCCAAGCTCTTCGACCAGATCCAGCAGATCGAGGGTGAGGGGCGGACGCCGCGCGCGTCGTGGTTCGCGAACCTCCAGAAGGCTCAGGCCCGGCTCAAGCTCGATGACCTCGACAAGCCGATCTCCGCGCCGACGGAAGCGCCCACAAACCGGTTCGCGCGCTTCGGTTTCGCGGGCCAACGCTGACCAGCGGTTCGCCCGCATCGACTTCAAAGGGGATCCGGCGCCGGACTACGCCGCCTATGCGGAGTGGTACTGCACGGCTGTGGTGCAGGGAGCAGTAACAGCCTGCCGCTGGGAACGGCTCGGCTGCCAGCGCTTCCTGCACATGCTTCAAGAGGCTCGGAAGCCCCGCTCCGAGTTCGTCTACGACCCGGACCGGGTGGCAGATGTCTGCGCCTTCGGGGAGACCCTGCCGCACAGCAAGGGCTTCGAGGGGCTGATCGTCCTAGAGCCGGTGCAGTGTTGGTGGCTGGCGGCGATCTTCGGGTTTCGCGAGCGCGATACCGGCCGGCGCTGGACGCGCGAGGTGGCCTTCTGGGTGCCCCGCAAGAACGGGAAGACCGAACTCGCCAAGATCGTCGTCCTGTACTGCCAGAATTTCGAGGGAGAGCCCGGCGCCGAGGGCGTCATCATCGCAGGCTCGGAACGCCAGGCGGACATCCCGTTCAAGGCGATCCGGCATGTGGTCGACACCGTCGGCGACCTGCGGGAATGGCTGCTGGCCAAGGGTACGGACGAGGAGGTCCGGTTCCGGCGCACTGGCGCGGTCCTGAAGCTGCTGGCTGGCCGCGCGCCGAACCTCGACGGCCTCAACCCGCACGTCGTGCTCGCCGAAGAGGTCCACGCGCAGAACCAGGACGTGATCGGCGTCATCAAGACCGCCCAGGGTGCCCGCCTGCAGCCTCTGTGGCTCGGCATCTCCACGGCAGGCCGGAATGCAACGGGGCCGGCCTACGATGGCTGGAAATCGGATCAGCAGGTGCTTGAGGGCAAGCTGCGCGCCGACCGCGTCTTCATCGCGATGTACGCGGCCGACGCTGAGGACGAGGAGCAGCGGTTCGATCCCATCGTGGTCGAGAAGCTGAACCCGCTCTATGGGGTGTCGCTGAACCCGACGTCTCTCGAGACCGAGGAGCGCGAGGCCCGGAAGAGCGAGGCGAAGCTCCAGGAGTACAAGCGCACCCGGCTCAACATCTGGTCCCGGGCAGCCGGCAACCTCTTCTCGACCGAGAAATGGGACCTGTGCGCCGATCCGAAGCTAACGCTGGACGCGTTCAAGGGCTACCCGATGTTCGTGGGGCTCGACCTCGCGAGCCACTCAGATCTGAACGCGGCGTGCTTTCTGATCTGCGTCGAGGACGTGCTCTACGCGGTGTTCATGTATTGGGTGCCGGAACGGTCCAGCCGGTTCTCGGACGACCGCTACGCCGACCAGTTCGCGGCCTGGAAGCGCGACGGCTTCCTCAACACGACCAAGGGCAGCCACGTCCACCACCCGACTATCCGGAACGACGTGCTGGCGATGGTGCGCGGGCACAACGTGGCCGGCTTCGCCTTCGATCAGCATCAGGCCGACTACCTCATGGGCGAGGTCGAGGCCGAGGGCTACACCGCCTACATCGTCCCGAAGGTCGCCCGGCACATCACGCGCGCCACCGACGATCTGGTGACCCGGCACATCGAGCCGGAGCGCTTCCAGCACGACGGTAATCCGATCTCATCCTGGTGCGCCGGCAACGTCGTCGCGCACCGAGATGCCAACGACAACGTGCTGCCCAAGAAGGAGCAGCGCGGCTCCCGACAATCGATCGACGGCATGGACGCGCTCATCACCGCCAACGCTGCCCGGCTCGCCGCCGAGGCCGGCATGATCGAGACGGCTGGGCTGAAGGTCCAGAAGGCCGACGTCTACCTCACCCGCGGGCTCTTGGGATTCGATTGATGACCCGCGGTGATTTCGCCACCTTCATCGCCGCGCTCGTCTCGACCTTCATGGTTGGCGTGGCCGCAGGCGCCGCGCTCATCCGCATGATCGAGAAGTGCTCATGAGCCAGACTGAAGCCGAGATGTGGGCCGGCTTGGCTGAGAAGACCGCCGAGAACGGGCAGGTCGTTTCGAGCACGCCAATCGGCCCGGCCGACGCCAACGCCATCTTCGATCGCGGCTGGAATGACCTCGGCTTCCTCGGGGTGACGGGCAACTCCTACCGCGGCAGCGCGGTGGGGCTGACCCTGGCGATCCAGTGCGCGGACGTGAAGGCGCGCGACCTGTCGAAGGGCGAGATGCTGCTGTGGCGCCGCGAGGGACGTGGCTGGCGCATGGTGGAGGCCGGAGAGAACGATCTCGCCTACCACCTGATGACGAAGCCGAACGCCACGTCGATGACGTGGAACGAGTTCTGGCGGATGACGGTGCTCCACCTCGAGCTCGCGCAAAACGCCTACGTCTACACGCCCCGGGACGTGGAAGGGACGATCGAGGAGTTCATCCCGATCATGCCAGGCCGGTGCCGGATGCGCGTCAGCGCCAACGGTCGGATCTTCTACGAGATCGTGGCGGTCACCGAATACGACCGGGCGGTGCTCGGCGAGACCTACCTCATCGTGCCCGAGAGCGATGTCATCCACCTCCGAGGCCGCCTGCTCGATGGGGTGAACGGCCTGTCGAACCTCGTGCTCGGCACACCGATTTTCGACCTCGTCAGCGCGATCGGCGACTTCCAGACCAAGCTGTTCGGCAACGACGGCCGTCAGCCGCTCGTGTTCGAGAAGAAGGAGGGCTTCCCGGCCTCCGACCAGGGCGACGCGGCCTTCCGGCGCCTGAAGGAGCAGCTGCGCGAGGCGGCCCGCCGGGCGTCCAATATGGGCGAGGCCATCCTGCTGGAGGACGGCATGACGGCGAAGACCATCGCCATCAACGCCCAGCAGGCCGAATCCACCAGCAGCTTCAACCAGCAGGTCATGCGGATCTGCGGGCTGATGCAGTGCCCCCCACACAAGATCTTCGCGCTCGAATCCGTCGCCTACAACAACATGGCGGCGATGGATCGGATGTACGCGAACGATTGCCTGATCCCTATCGCGGTCAACATCGAGAACAAGCTGCGGAACCACGCGCTGCCGGAGCGCCTCTGGCCGAAGTACAGTCCGCTGTTCGACCGTTCGATGATCATGGCGAACGATCCCGAGACGCTGGAGAAGCTGCTCAAGACGGCCATGTCCACCGGCGCCATGACCTTCGACGAATTCCGCGAGGCCATGCCGTTCCGCCTGAACCCGCTCAAGAAGGGCGGCGACCAGCGGACGGTTCCGGTGAACATGGCGCTGATCGACGCCGACGGCACGATCGTCCAGGCGGCCTCGGGCCAGAACCCAACGCAGCCCGCCCCCACCGAAGACGGAAGCCCCGACAACAACGCGGACAAGGGCCTGCGGCTCGTCCACGGCGCAGGAGCAGCATGATGGCCACGAAGCGCGTCTCCCTCGACGAGTACCTCGCCAGCAAGGCCTACGGCGGCGTCACCCGGAAGCACTTCGCCCGCGACGACGGGGTGGTGCTCAAGGCGCTGCCGGCGGCGATGGTCGAGAAGGCGAAGTTCGACAAGGCAGCCGGCACCATCCGGTTCATCATGTCGGCCGAGGTCGAGGACCGCGATCGCGACATCGTCGTGCAGGCCGGCCTCGACACCGTCGAGTTCGAGAAGAACCCTGTGGCGCCGTGGGGGCACCAGGCGCGGGACATGCCAGTCGGTCAATGGTCCGACATTACGAAGACCCTCACGGGCCGCCCCAAGCGCACCGAGGGCACCTTGAAGCTGACGAAGGGCGAGCCCCAGGCCGATCGCCTTGCGCTCCACCTGGAAGCCGGCTCGATCCGCGCCTGCAGCATCGGCTTCATGCCCAAGTCCATCGAGCGCCGCGAGGTGCCCGACGAGATGAAGGACGACTACTTCTACCCGGGCTACCTGATCCACGAGGCCGAGCTCTACGAGTGCTCGCCGTGCTCGATCCCGGCCAATCCCGCCGCGCTGGCAAAGGCCGCGGCCGCCGGAGACGCCCTTTCCCGCGAGATCATCGAGCAGGTGCTCGACTGCTGGGACCTGAAGGACGGCCTGATCGTCCCCCGCAAGGCGTTCGAGGACGCGCATAAGCATGCCACCGGGCATGCCACGTCGGTTCAGGCGCTCAGGGTCAGCGTCGATACTGGCGAAGCCCACGAGCACATCCAGGCCCTCGCCGACGGCGCCGAGAAGGCGGAAGGCGCGCTGACCAAGCTCCTCGTCGCGCTCGGTCTGAAGGGCCGCACCGACGCTGCCGATCCCAAGCCCGAGGAGACCGGCGAGAAGCCCGCTCCCGAGCCGACGCCCGAAGAGAAGCTGCGAGCGCAATTCGCCGCCGACCTGCCTGCGCTGACCGCCAAGCACGAGATGATCGAGGCCGACGCCCGCGTGGCCGCCCTCGACGCCGAGATGGCCCAGCACACCGCCTGATCCGACCCGCAGCCGGGACTACCCAACCGCGTGTGCGAGCGCTGCGGAATGCGCACCCGCGACCATCACACTGAGGATACGATCATGACCCTTGCCCAGCTCCGTGAGAAGCTGAAGGCGGACCGCGCGAAGCTGGCCGACCTTCGCTCCAAGGCCTCCGCCGACGTCGCCACCGCCGAGGACCGCAAGTCCTACACGGACGCGCTGGATGGGTGCGAGCAGACGCTCGGCCTCATCAAGAACGCCGAGCGGGAGGAGGCCCTGGAGGCCACGACCACGAAGGGTGCCGACGAGCCGGTCGGCGGCATGGGCCACAACAGCGGCGACGATCCCCGCGCCTACGCCGAGCCGAAGAAGACCATCAAGCCCGAGCAGAAGGCGCTGATGGTCATGGCGGCCGCCGCCAAGTCGGCCATCATCCTCAAGCGGGATGGCGAGACCGTCCACCCCTACAAGCTGCTCGAGCAGGAGGGTTACGGCGAGTTCGTGGCCGAGACGAAAGGCCGGGTTCTGCGCGACATGCAGAAGGCGGGCGTGTTCTCCAACGTCTCCTCGAGCGTGCTGCTCCCGAAGCCGCTGACCCCGGAGATCATCCCGATCCTCTATCCGGAGTCGACGTTCCTCCAGGGTGACCCGCGGCGCGTAGAGCTCATCGGCGGCCAGTACCGGCAGCCGCGCGGCGTCGGCTCGGCGACGGCGAACTACGTCGGTGAAGGCGCCAAGAAGCCGGTGGGTGCGCCGACCTTCGACGACATCAACATGGTCAGCCACAAGCTCGCCGGCATCGTCTACATGACGAACGAAGCGGCGAAGTGGACCGTCGGTCGCCTGGAGGAGTACATCCGGAACGATCTGCGGACCGTGATGGGTCTGAAGATGGACTCGGCCATGTACTTCGGCACCGGCGCCGGCGCGACGCCGACCGGCATCTTCGTCCGGTCCAACAACCAGTTCGACGCCTCGGCCGCCGGCAACTTCGCGGCTCCGAAGGCCCCGACCGTGGCCGAGATCGATCGGATTGCGATCCGGATGATCCTGTCGCTCACCACCTCCAACATCGCCATGACCTCGAAGTGGCGCTGGGTGATGAGCTACCGCACCTGGGCCTACCTGAGCACCCTGCGCGATGGCATCGCCGGGTTGGTCTACCCCGAGCTCGCGAACCGTAAGTTCAAGGGCATCGACGTGCTGGTCTCGAACCAGATCGTCGACAACGGCGGCACCAACACCGACGAGGGCACGCTCGGCCTGGTCGACTTCGGCCACGTCCTCTTCGCCGAGGAAGAGGGCATGGTCATGAAGACCTCCACCGAGGCGACCATCGACGACGGCGGCACGCTCGTCCTGCTCTGGCAGCAGAACATGAGCGCGATCCTCGTCGAGATGCAGCACGACGTGACCCTGGATCAGCCCAAGGCCGCCGCCGTGTTGAACAAGGTCCGCTGGGGCTCGACCTCGGCCGCGGCGTAACCGCCAACCCCGCTGCTCGTCGGCTCCGGCCGGCGGGCGGCTCGTGGCGGCGACGACCTCGCCGAGATCAGAATCACAGGGAAGACGGACATGGCGAAGAACGTGGCCACCATCGAGGACTTCGAGAACCTGGCGAACGAGATGGGTCTCGTGCCAGTGCAGTTCCTCATCCCCACCATCACCGACCGCAAGGGCGATATCCGCGGATACGCGCCCTACACCGCGTTGCGGATGTTCAACGAGGGCATGGCCGAGCCCGTCGGCAAGCTCAACGCTGCCCCGGCCCAGACCACCGGCGCCATCGTCCTGAGTGACGAGGATCGCCGCAAGTCCGCCGTCACGATTCCCAGCGCCTGGAGCGAGATCCACCATCTGCAGCGGATCGCCCTCGCCAAGGAGATCAGCGGCACCGACGACGTGAAGACGGCGGCCGCGGCTGACCAGATCATCACCGCCGAGGTGGACCGCCGCACCGCGCCGCCTGCCGATGGTCCAGGCCCGAACGCTGTCACCTCCACGGCTGTCGTCCGCTGATGGCAGGCGAGAAGCCCGAGCAGGTCGACGTCGATCAGCGACGGCCGGCCCGCCAAGAGGTCGAGGACGTTCAGTCCTTCGACAACCGCCGCCAGAAGCCCAAGACCGTGACGCGCGCGCCGGCGGACAAGATGCTCCGCCCCGGTTTCACGCGCGGCTACGAGACGAAGTGAGCCGCCGCTGATGGACGTTCGTCGGATCTCGACGCCGCTGACCCGTGAGCAAAAGCTCGCGGTGCTGCCGGTCGCGACGGTGAAGGCGCAGGAGCGTGTGCTGCACAGCGACGAGGACGCCCTCGTCGAGCAGTACATCGTGACCGCGTTCGATCACCTCCACGGACCCAACGGGTGGCTGAACGGCTACTGCCTCCTGGAGGAGGAATTCGAATTCTTCCCGGGCGCCATCTACGCCACGACGGATCTGCCCCTGCGACCCGTCGAAGACGATCTCGGGGTGACGCTGGAGCGCCGGCTCGCCCGTGGCGCGTATCAGGCGGTCGGCACCGGCGATTACATGGTCGCGGCCCTGGACCAGACCACGGTGCTGGCCCGGCTCACCACCACCGGATTCGCTCCGCAGGCCGGGGTGATAGACCCGCGCGAGTACCGAATCACTTTCAAGGCCGGGCACGCCACCCCCGAGGAGGTGCCGTCGCCGCTGGTGCAGGCCATGCTGCTGCTTGCTGGCCACTGGTACCAGAACCGCGAGGCTTCGGTCTCCGATCCGCGCGTATCGAACGTGTCGAAGAAGGTCGAGTACGGGCTCCAGGCGCTCGCCGGCCGCTACCGTTTCAGCCCGGACCATTCCTGATGCCCGACAACGCCGGCCTCCGCTCCACGAAGGTCCGCATCGAGCAATCCGCGCCGACCCGCGACCCAGAGAGCAACGAGGAAATCCTCGCGTGGTCGCCGTTCTGCCAAGCCTGGGTCTCGATCGATCCGCGCACCGGCGGCGAGTATTTCGAGGGCGGCTCCCGCTACTCACAGACCGTTGTGACCATGACCGGCGACTGGATGGAGCTGCGGCGCGTGACGCCCGGCATGCGGCTCGTGACGGGCGAACCGGAAATGGTCTGGGACATCAAGACGGTGCTGCCGGACAACGACCGGCGGGGCCGTGTGAAGCTGCAATGTGTTGCGGGTGAAGGAGCACGGTAATGCGGCGTCTTCTGCTCTTGCTGGTGATGCTGGTGTCGCCGATGGCGGCGCTGGCGCAGGCTGATACGACTACGTCGATCGGTCCGGGCGGCATCAAGGTCCCAGGCTCCGTTATCTTCTGCCGGACGGGCATCGAGCAGAACGTCGTGCCGTGTGGCGGCCCTGTTGCGCCGGTGACGGTCCTCTCGACCCCGTTCATCCGGTCTGGCACCGGCGACCCGATCATCTTCGACGGGATCACCACCACCGCCAAGCAATTCGCCATTACGAAGCCGGCGGACGCGACCAGCTACCGGTTCGTGAACCCGTGCAACGTGGATGTGCGGATCCGGAAGGTGGCCAGCATGGACGAGAGCGTGACGCTCCGGACCGGCACCCGCCTTATGGCCCGATCTTCTGAAACCCTTGGCACGAGCGAGCCGAAGTTCGTTTCCCTCATCGCGACGGCCGTGCCCACCGGCGAGTGCGCGCCCGAACTCCAATATGGTCGGGGCGGCTGATGCGCATCCTTTCGATCATTCTGTGCGCAGCCCTGGTCTTCGCGACCCCGGCCGAAAGCACGCTTCGCTCAGCCAGCCCGATGATGGGCGACGGCGTGCCGCGCACCTCGCCCGCCGGCCCAGCCGGTCCGCAGGGCGAACAGGGACCGAAAGGGGATCCCGGCGCGGTGGGGCCGCAGGGTGACCTTGGCCAGCCAGGCGTTGCCGGTCCAAAGGGAGACACGGGCAATGCCGGACCACGAGGAAACACAGGTGCTGCGGGCGCAGCGGGCGCTACTGGCCCCGCGGGTGCCACCGGGGCACCAGGCGCGACTGGCCCGGCTGGATCGGCAGGCGCAAAGGGCGAGCCGGGCGCTGCAGGAATCGCGGGCCCCCAAGGACTGACGGGAGCGAAAGGTGATGCTGGGCCGAAGGGTGACGCCGGAGCGACGGGCGCATCTGGCGCGCGAGGCGCTCAAGGAGATCAGGGCGTTCCTGGACCGGTGGGAGCGACAGGAGCTGCAGGCGTTCAGGGACCTCAAGGCGTAGCGGGGCCGGCCGGCGCCCCGCGGCGGGTTGAGCGCTACACCGCCAACGCCAACGCGAGCGGGGTCGTCACCTATTCCTGGCCGGCCTGTTCCTCGACGGCCGATGTCGATGTGATCCCCACATGGGTCGGTGACACCATCATTCTCGGCGGCGTCACCGCTCAGACCCTGTCCGGCGCCACCGTCATCGCGAAGCGCTCGCGTGGCACCCTGTTGCTGACCGCCGGCCCGTTTGAGGCCGCAATCCCGAACGTCATCATGCCCACCGTCCCCGTGACCGTCCGAGTGATCTGCCCCTGATGAGCGCCACCTTCGCAACCGTGCAGGCGCTTCTCGCTGCCCCTGGCGTTACGGGGATCGTCAAGAAGGCGGTCAACCCAGGTGTCGGCGGCAACGCGCTCCCAGACTGCGTCGTCACTCGGGTGAGTGGTGGGCCGACCTACGCGTTGGAGAAGGCCACTGGCCTGACCGCATCGCGCGTGCAGGTCGAGTGCCGGGCCCGCTCCTACACTGACGCTGAAAAGCTCGGGCAGGCCGTGATAGCGGCGCTTCAAGACTGCGCGGGAGTCTTTGCAGGTCAGCGGGCGCAGTTCCGCGCCGCCGGCAGCGACTATGAGGATCACGCCGACGACGCTTCGGTGTACCGACGGATCATCGACTTCTATTGCTGGACTCATCCGAGCGCCTGATGGGCGATTTCAACTCGGTCGCCGATCTGCTCCGCGGCATCGCCAAGCGCCCCACCGAGCCACAGAAGCGTGCTGCTCGTCAGGCCGGCCTCGAGCCCTTCGTCGTGACAGCCCGCCTGCAGCTTGCTGCGAATGGGTCGAACCGGAGCGGCAAGCTCTCCGCTGCCCTCGGCATCGCAGAGAAGGGGCGGGATACGTCGGCTGCGGGCCCGTTGCGGGGCAAGCGGCATTCCAGCGTCGGCCACCTCGTCGAGTTCGGAACCGCTCCGCACTACCAACCCAATCGCAACGGCGGTCAGATGCACCCCGGTGCCAAGGCTGCGCCTTTCATGCGCCCCGCATTCGAGATGACGAAGGCGCAGATCGTCGTCAGAGCCGGCGAGAGCCTCGTCCGGTCGATCTTCAACACCTGACACCCATCCATCGCCCCAAGCCTGCGTGCGCGGCGCCCCGGCGATCGTGAACCCTTCCGCGCAACCATCAGCAGGAGAGAGACATGGCAGACCGCGTTCACATCTCGGCTCGCACCCGCGTGCTGTTCAAGACCGTCGGCGGGACCGGCACCGCCACGCGCCTCAACGAGGTCGAGTCCTTCGGCAACATCTCCCAGCGTCGCGCTGAGGTGAACGCCACCCCGCTGGAGTCCGACACGGTGCGCTACATCGGCGGACTGAAGGACGGCCAGACGATGGACATCACGTGCTTCCTCATCGGCGACGACACCAGCCAGGTCGCCCTGAAGGACGCCTACGACGACAACGATACGGTCGAGATCACGGTGCAGCCGCACCCGGACGACGCCAGCCAGCAGTTCCGCTTCAACTACTCGCTGCTCGGCCATGACATCGTTACCGGCACCGGAGGCGATGCTGCCAAACGGATGTTCACCGGTCGCATCGCCTCTGATGTGATCTTCGAGACCAACGCCCGGACCGCCTGATCGTGGTGGACCCGACGAACAAGGTGCCGTTCCCGTACATCGGGGACGCCGCCACCCCGGCGACGCTGCGGTTCCGGACTGCCGATATGGTCGCGCTGGAGAAGCTCTACGGGCTCGAGTTCACCACCGAGATACCCAGCCGGCTGATGCAGCATTCCAGCGAGTGCATGGTCGCCTGCCTGCGCGCGGGGCTGAAGGACGAGGGTGGCCGCAAGCCGTTCAAGGGGGTCGACTACGACGACCTCCCGTTCGGTGTATCCGAGGTGGCCGGCGACATCATGGACGCCATTTCGGTGGCGATCTCCGGGCACTCCTACGCCGAGATCCAAGAGCGTCGGCGAGCCGAGACCGAGCGCGGCGAGGACCCTCAGCCGGGCCTGGAGATGGCGGGCTCGTCCAGCGAGTCATCCGGGCCGGATACGCCTGCGGTCTTCTGACCGAGCAGATCCTCAAGCTGACGCCTGCCGAGATCTACGACATCGCGTCGGCTCGGCGCGAGCGTGAGACCGAGAACATCCAGCGCTTGGCGTGGATGAGCGCCAGCCTGGGCGGTTTCGGCAAGGTGCCGCCCTACGCCGAGTGCTTCCCCGAGAAGCCCAAGCCCGCCTCCACGTCCGACCTCGCCGCATTCTTCGGTGGGTTCTCGGGCGTGAAAATCCGGAAGCAGTGATCTCGCCATGGTCGCAACGGTTGCCAGCATCGACGTCACGCTGCGGCTCCTCGGGGCCGATCAGTTCCAGGCGAAGATGCGCGACTCCGGGAACATCTCGGAGCAGACCGGCGCGCGCGTGAAGCGCTCGCTCGAAGGCATCACCGCGTCGAGCGAGCGCGTGTCGAAAGCAGCCGAGGGACTGTCGCGCTCCAGCAGCGCGATGAGCTCCCTCGGCTTCGCTGCGTTGAAGGCGGATACCAGCATCGGGGTGCTCACCAAGTCGTTCACCCTGCTGGGCACGGCGGTCGGCGGGTTGGCCGGTGGCGTGGCGCTGAACGCCTTTAAGAACTACGCGGACACGGCCACGAACATCTCGAACCGGCTGGCCACGGTCATCCCGATCCAGTCGCAGCGAGCGGAGATCGACAAGCAGATTTTCGAGACGGCCCAGCGCACGCGCACTTCGTACGAGGCGACCGCGAACATCTACTCCCGCATGTCGCTGTCGGCTGGCCAGTTGGGTGCGAGCCAGACGCAGATCCTCAAGGTCACGGAGACCACGCAGAAGGCGCTTCAGGCCGGCGGCGCAACCGTGTCGGAGTCCGCCTCGATTGCGACGCAGCTTTCGCAGGCGCTCGGTTCTGGCCGGCTGGCGGGTGACGAACTTCGGTCCATCGCCGAGAACTCGCCCGTTCTGATCCAGGCCATCGCGAAGGAGTTCAGCACCACCGTCGGCGGGCTGAAGGAAATGGGTTCCGAGGGGAAGCTCTCGGCCGACCGGGTGTTTAAGGCCATCCTCGCCGCTGGCACCGAGGTCGACGAGCTGTTCGATCGGACGAAGCCCACGATCGCCGGTGGCATCCAGCAGATCGACAACGCGCTCACCCGCTACATCGGAAACGTCGACAAGAGCCTGGGCGCGACCAATGCCCTGGTGGGCGGCCTGCAGTTCGTCGCCAAAAATCTCGATACGATCGGGGACAGCGCAGCGCTCGCAGTGGCGGCTTTGGCGGGCCCGCTGGGCGCACGGCTTCTCGGCGGCGCCGGCGGACGCGTAGCCGCGCCTTTCCGGGATGCTGCCGCAACGGCGCGCGCTGGCATGGATACCTCGCAGAGCAGTTTCGAGGCTGCCCGTCTCGCGCGCGTTGAGGCTGAAGCCGCCATGAAGCGCGCCCGCTCTGGGCTCGACGCTTTCGACAACCAGCCGCGGTTTCGGCAGGCATCTGGTGACGTCCAGTCCGCCTACACGCGCCAGGCAGCGACCGTCGACAAGCTCCGTGAGGGCTCGACGAAGCTGGTCGAGAAAGAGGCTGCTGCGCTGCTGAAGCGCGGCGAGGCGGAGAACGTCGTCGCGCAGATTTCGCAGGCTGCTACGAACCGGGTCGATGCAGCCCGGCGCACGCTGGGCACGCGCGAGGAAAAGCTCAATGACCTGCTGGCGAAGCGCCCGGCGCTGGAGCAGGCTGCGGCAGCCGCCGGCTCCACCCCGTCCCGTGGGTCGATGAAGGGCTATTACGACTCGCTCTACAAGGTGGTCGACGCGCGCGATAAGCTCGCCGCGACGAACGCCACCATCGCGCTGACCAAGCGGAATATCGAAGCTCTCGACGAGGCCATCGCCCGCGAGCGGTCCTCCAAGACCCCGTCGGACTTCCTGCCCCAGGCGCAGGCGCGCCGGGCCGCCGAGGTGGCGCGCATTCCAGGGCTGACGTCTCAGCGCGATGCCCAGGGGTACGACCTGAACAATCGGGAGGCCGCGCTCCGTGCCGCCGAGGACAAGATCGGGCAGGCGCAGCTTTCCGCGCGCGACGCCGCTGGCAAGAAGCTGATCGACCTCGACAACAGCATCAGCCGGCAGCGGGCGAGCGTCGCGGGCCAGACCGAGAAGCTGTCTGCCGCTGAGATCGCCGCGGCGGCGAGCCGGAGCGCATCTGCTGAGACTCTCGCACGGAAGCAGGCCCAACTCGACGCCGCGGCCATCGCGTCTACGAACCAGCGTAGAGCTGCTCAGCAGGCGCTACAGGAGGCGGAGAGCCGTCTGGGTGGATTAGCCGGTCAGGTGGGCGCATCGGCCTCCACGCAGCGTGCTGCGGCCGTGCAGGCGCTGAGCACCGCGGAGCAGGTCTTCACGCGTTCCCTGTACCAGGAGGCGGAAGCCCATACGCGGGTTGAGGCAGCTACGCGTGCCACCAGCGCGACCAAGGTTGCGTTCGCCGGTGCCGCGAAGGCTGCTGGCACCGCCGTGTCCAGTCTCGTCGGGTTCCTCGGTGGCCCGCTCGGTGCCGCGCTGACCGCCGCGTCCGTCGGTCTGATCGGCTACGAGCTCTATCAGGCGCGTGCCACCGCCCGGGTGGAGGAACACACGCAGGCCCTCGGCCGGCTCGCCGACCGCCTCAAGAGCATCAAGGCCGAGCAGTCCAACGGGACGGTCCGGTCCGATCGTGACATCATCGCAGACCGGGCGGAGACCGAGCAGGCTGCCAAGGCTGTGCGTGATCGCCGGGATGCTCTGCTGGGCACCTTCAACAAGGCCTCGGTGCGGGACAGCGCTGCCAGCAATCTGGACGGCATCACGACCGCGCCGAGCGTCCTCGATCAGGCCGCCGGCAAGCTGGGTGTGAACCTGTCGAAGGTGGTGCGCGATCTCCGAGATCTCCCTTCCTCCAGCAAGGAGGCAGCGGATGCGGCGGGCACGCTAAGCAACATTCTGATCGAGGCCGCTAAGATCGATCCGGGCTACAGCAAGCTGGCTATCCAGGCGGCGGATCTGGGCGACAAGTACCGAGAGGCCGCTGGGAAGCTGCGCGAGTTCGAGGCTGCCCGTCAGGCGGCTATAAAGAACGCGATCGACAACGAGTTCGACCTTAGTCTGCCGGACGACGACATCGAAACGATCGACAAAGCGGCTCAGTTGGGTCGTGAGACGGCGGACGCCTTCAACATGGGGGTGAACGACCGCATCCAGACCGGCACCGAACTGACCGATTCTCTCGTGAAACAGGCCCAGGATGCAAAGACAGCATTCGAGGCGGCGCTCGGCAACATCGACACCGAGACGTTGAAGAACGCCCTGCTCGCCGTCGGCTCCAGCCTCGACACGGTGAAAGCCAATCTCGACGGCACCAAGATCTCCAGCGGAGAGGCTGGTGCGGCCAGTGCCGCCTTCGCCCAGGCCCTCGCGCTGATTCAGGCAAACCAGCCGGACCTCTCTGCGACCGTCGCTCAGATCAGCAACGTCACGAACGCCTACCGCCAGATGATCGGCCTGCAGTCGGTGGCCGTGGCCGGTGCGCTCACCGGCGATGCCAAGGTCGCCGCTGAGGCCAAGCAGCGCGAGCAGTCGCTCAAGACGCTCGAGGATCGGCTGCAGCGGGCCGACAAGAGCAAGCCGGCCGAGATCACACGCATCCGCCGCTCGCTGCCTGGCCTGAACGATGCCGAGTACGGCCGCCTCTATGATGCCGAGAACCCGGCCAAGAAAGGCGGTGGTCGGAAGCCGGCCAAGTCGAAGGAGCAGAAGGACGGGGAGACCCTCGCCAAGAAGCTGGAGGAGCTCGACCAGGACACCAAGGTTTCGGCGCTGAACGATTTCGACCAGAAGACGGTGCGGTTCGCGCAGAGCGCCAAGGTGGCGTCCGATCAGATCCAGGCGTTCATCACGGCAGCGAGATCCGGCGATATGTCCAGCGTGCCGCCGGTGATGCAAGAGATCTACGACAAGATGAAGCTGCTGGAGGGGGTGAAGCTCGCCAAGAGCGCCCTCGACGACATCTTCCCGGGCCGCAAGCTCGCCCGCGAACTGGAGGAGCTCCGTGCCGCGGCAAACGCCAGCCCTGAGATCGCGGCCAACATCGATCTGATCGAACAGCGTATCCGCGTGAAGAACGCGCCGGAGTGGGCCACGAGTTTCACAAGCAGCTTCAGCGACATGGCCAAGAGCGTGGTTGCGGGCACGGCGACGATGGCGGACGCTTTGGCCACCTTCAAGACGAAGATCATCAACCTCGCGCTCGACGTCGCCTTCAAGCCGCTTGAGAATATGCTGACCAGCTTCATGGGTGGAGCAGGGGGCGCCGGTGGTAATCCGCTCGGCGGACTGCTCTCGAAGCTGAATCTCGGCGACGCCTTCGGCTTGAGCGTCGTGCCGAAGTTCGCCGCCGGCGTGACGTCGCTGGGCGTGATCAGCGGGCCCGGAACCGGGACATCGGACAGCATTCTGGCCCGGGTCTCGAATGGCGAGTCCATTATCAACGCCAAGGCCACGAAGCAGCACCGCGGGTTGATCGAGGCGCTGAACGACAACCGCATCCCAGGCTTCGCCAATGGCGCTGTCGACATCGCCGGCTTCGGGGCCGGCCTGCGCGCACAAGAAGCCCGGATGGCCGCGGGTTCGTCTGCGTACCCGCAACTGTCGGGCGCTGCTGCCGCGCGCGCGGCAGAGGGGGCCAAGAGCGAATTGCACATTCACGGCGGAGCAGCCCGCACAGAGGCGCAGACGAGCCAGGGCCCCATGGGCCCGCGCACCGATGTGTTCTTGGACAAGAAGGTGGCGGCCATGCTGCTCGGCGGACAGAACACGCGATCCGCTCTCAAGCAGATCGGCAGCGGCCGCCTGACGGGTCGCTGACATGGCGCTCGCGTGGCCAGCCAGCCTGCCATATCAGCCGCTCCGGGAGGGGTTCAAGATACCAAGCCTAGGTCTGGCAGCGATGAAGAGCCCGATGCAGTCGGGCAAGATCCGCTACCGGCCGCAGTTCACGCTCCGCATCACCCCGTTGCAAATGGCATTGCCGCTCACGCCGACGCAGCACAGCACCTTCCGGCAGTTCGTCATCGGTACGCTAGGTGAAGGCACCGCGGAGTTCCAGATGCCGGTATGGATCGCTCAGGCGCGAACCTACACGGCACGCACCTGCACCATCCATGACGCGGTCGAGGGCATCACCGAGGAGCCCTTCGCGGACGATAAGGTGCTCGTCGGGTTTACCCTCGACGTCCGGAACCTCTGATGCCGATCAGCGCAACGCAGGCATGGCAGGAAGCGGCCGCCACGGTCGACGTCGACGAGCGTATGCTCGTGACCATCGAGATCATTCATTCGGTGTTCGTTGAGGATGGCCGCCCGGCGCCGATCCGGGCGGTCCAGAACACGGAAGACCTGTCCTTCCGTCTCGATGAGAGCGCGCCCCTGGATGCCGGTGAGACGGTGCTGTTCCGCGGAATCATGTTCGGGATCGAGTACCCGAGCATTGGAAAGCTCGGCGTCGAGGCGCCTCTCTGGATCGACAACGTCGGGCGGGAGGTGTCGCGCTACCTCGAACCAGCGACGAAGCTCAACGAGAGCGTGGTGGTGATCTTCCGGGGCTACCTCAAGAGCGATCCGAACACCGTGGGGCACGGGCCCTACCGCCTCTTGCTGCGGAACGTGAAGCGCAAGGGCTCAAAACTCGAAGGCACCCTTACCATCGCTGATCCGACCCGCCTACGGGTGATGCGCGAGATCTACGACAACGCTCGTTTCCCGGCGCTGATGGTCGCGTCCGGGGCCTGATTCACCATTTACCTGAGGAGAAACGACATGGCTGACGAGAAGACGAAGGTGACGCTTATCCAGAGCGCGGACGGTCAGGTGCGCCGCGCGCGCATCAACGGCACGGAGGTGGCTATCCTGCACGGCGGACCCACACTTATCGCCGGCAAGATGAGCGTGTCTCTCACGCTGACGGACGTCGAGATCGACGCCGAGATGGACGGCGACGCGATTCCGCAGATCAATGGCGATGTCTCGGTGGCGGGAGATCTGCGCCCGGCATGACCGACCGCCTGGCCTTCCTCGAGAGCCTCATTGGCCGGCCGTACCGCATTGGTGCGACCGGCCCTGACGCATTCGATTGCTACGGGCTTGCCCGGTACATCCAGGCCAAGCTCTACGATGTGGCGATGCCGGAGTTGCCGTTCGTGGCGGCGACGACCCGCGTACAGGCCGAGGTCATGCTAAGTCATGCAGAGCGGGATAACTGGCGTGAGATCCCCGAGCACGAGGCCCGGGACGGCGACCTCGTGCTGATGGGCAATGTAATCCGCCGGGACTTCCATCTCGGTACGCTCGTCGTGCCGGTTACTGAGGGTGTCGTGCTACACGTCGATCGGCCGTCAGGTGTTGTGGCGAACGATCTCCCGAGCCTCCGCTGTGTCGGCTTCAATTATCTGAGGTGTTTCACGCGGGTCGGCAGCGAATCCGCATAAAGTAATCCCGCGAGGGATTGCCCAGTAGATAGGTGCCGGTCTCGACCACCTCTTCCTTCACGATCACTCCAGCGGGGCATTGAGTTCTGATGGCGCGCAGGGCGACGCTCTCTCGGTCGGCTTTGATATCCGGGTTGTAGCCGATGTCCTTCACGTTTTTGACGACCACGGTATAGTCGTACCCCGGCCCACTCGTGGGCTCTACGCGAAGCGCATTCGAGCTTTCGAGCAGCCGCATCTGGCTCTGAGTGCCCGCGCATCCGGCCAGCAGCGCCATGGCGCCGACCACCAATAATACCCGCTTCATCCATCCCTCCCGGATCGACTCAGCGCATATCATGCAGATCGCCGTTCGGCATAACCTCCAGGTCTATGACCCGGCGGACACCTCTGTGCACGAGGACGCAGCCATCGTGCTGCCCGTGCGCGAGGCTGAAGCTGCAATGGGCGAGACCGTCGCCGCGTACCTTGATCGTGTCGCATGGCGTTTTGATTTACCGACGATTTGCCTCATCAACGGGGAGTACTACGGGCGTGCCGAGTGGGCGGGGCGCACGATTGCGGTCAACGACAATATTGAATTCGTGAGCCGCCCGCTCGGCAGCGGGTCAGGCGGCTCGACCGTCAAGAGCATTGCTTCTGTCGTCGCACTGGTGGCGCTTTCCGCCGCCGCGGGCCCTCTCGGCACTGCATTGGCAGGTGTCGTCGGCGCAACAGGGTTCGCTGCCACAGCTATCGCCGCTGTCGCCCAGGCTGCAATCGTTGGGGCAGGAGCCCTTGCGATTTCACACTTTCTGTCTCCGAAAGCGGGCGGCAAGACCGCCTCAACGGACGCCCTCTACAACTTCGGCTTCCAGGGCAACGCTGCCCGGCCGATGCAACCGATTCCGGTCCTAAACGGGCGCCTGCGCTTCGCCCCCGATTACGGCGCGCCGACCTACAGCGAGTACAGCGGCGACGCGATGGTCGACTACGCCCTGTACGCGGTCACCTGCGGTCGGTGGCGGCCCGAGCAGGTGCTGATCGGGGATACCCCGATCTGGGATTACAAAACTGGAGCCAATCCAGATTATCCCGGCATCGAGTTCCAGTTCGTCGAGCCGGGTGAGCAGGTGACGCTGTACCCGGTGAACGTGGTCACGGCCGACGAACTGTCTGGCGCGGAACTCTCCACCACCTACACGCCCGGCTACATCGTCAACGCCGCCGGGACGCAGGCGAAGGAGTTGCTGCTCGATTTCGTCTGGCCGGGCGGCGCCTATCACACTGGCGAGAAGGGGAAGATCCTCCGGGCTGACACGCACATCCTCGTGCGAGCGCGGACCGTGGACGACGCCGGTGCTCCGAACGGCCCGTGGCAGGAAATCTTCGGCAGGATCTACTCGAACACGAAACAGAGTCAGATCCGGATCACCGAGCGCTTCAGCGTGACACCGGGCCGGTACGAGGTGAGCGTGCGCCGCGTCAACGAGCCCACCGCCGACGGCAACGGGACCGACGCCGTGACGTGGACGGCGCTGCGCGCTCATATCGACGGCCCGCAGTCGTTTCCCCGGGTCTCGATGCTGGCCGTGAAGGGCGTCGCCTCCAAGCAGCTGTCCGGTGTCTCCGGCGGCCAGCTTCGGGTCATTGGCACGCGCATCCTGCCGGTCTGGCGAGATGGGCTCTTCGTCGAAGAGCCGACGCGCTCGATCGCCTGGGCGGCCCTGGATTGGTGGCGCAACAGCGATTACTCGGCTGGGCTGTCCCTGTCGGACACCGACTTCCAGGCCTTCGTCGCCTACGATGGGCTCTGGGCTTCGCTCGGGCACACCTTCGATCACCGCTTCAGCGAGGTGCAGAACCTCGACGACGTGCTGGAGACGGTGCTGAAGGCCGGCCGCGCCTTCCCGGCGCCGGTGGGCGACAAGCTGACCATCACGCGCGACCAGCCGCGCGGCCTCTCGCGCATGCTGTTCACCGAGAACGACATCGTCCGCGATTCCCTGGAGATCGACTACGCCCTTTCCGATGAGGCCTGGGCAGACGGCATAGTCGGCGAATACGTCGATCAGAGCACATGGCGCCTCGCCGAGGTGTCGTCCGCACCCGACGGCGTGCAGCTGCTGAAGCCAGCCCGCGTCCAGCTGGAGGGCGTCGTTGATCGTAAGCAGGCTGCCGGCATGATCCGGTTCATGGCCGCCGAGAGCCAGTACCGGCGCATCACGGTGTCGTGGATCGCCCGCATGGAGGGGCGCCTGCTAAAGCGCGGCGACCTCGTGAAGATCACCGCCGAGGAGCCTGAGACCTGGGGGCAGTCCTGTGAGGTCGTTGGCGTCGCTGCGAACGGGACGACGCTCACGCTCGACCCGGCTCCGATTTGGGAAGCGGGCGCGCAGCATTTCGTCGAGATCCGCCGTCGCGACGCGCGTCCATGGGGGCCAGTGCGGGTCTCCCGAAGCAGCAACGATGCCGAGATCGCAGTCGACCCCGAAGGCGACGTCGCCGGCCTCACCGATGCTCTGGCGCGCGCTCCAACCCAGGAAGCGCCTTGGCTGGCGTTCTCGCCTGGGCAGCCCCGTACGTTCAGCGTGCTCATCACCGACGGTGATCCGGACCAGGACGGCGAGCACATCCACCTCACCGGCGTGATCGACGCGCCGGAGGTCTACACCACGACCGAGGACGGTGTTCCGCCTCTGCTGCAGGTGCCGGACCTGTTCTCGTCAGCAATGCCGGTCATCCTGGGCCTCAGCGCACAGGCGAGCCAGCGCCAGCTCACCATCATCGTGACGGCAGGCTGGCAGGCGGCGAAGAACGCTGTCTCCTACATCGCCGACGTATCCTACGACGCGGGCAACGAGTGGATCCGCGCATACGAGGGGGATCGCACGACCTTCGAGGCGGTCGTAGGCGGCTCTGATCAGATGCGCGTCCGCGTCGCCGGCGTCACGCCCACGGGAGCGCGGGGAGCATTCTACATCGTGCCCGTCGAGGTGCCGGATCTCGTCGTTCAGAACGATCTGATCGCGGGCCTCGAGGATCTGTTCGCCGGGGTCCGCGAAGAGATCGACCGGGTCAACGCCATCGGCGCCGAGGCCCTGGCGCAGGCGGGCCAGCTCGCCGAGCGCGAGCTGCGGGCCGGCATGGCGATCCTGCTCGACGTGAATCGTCAGCTCAACGTGCGCCTGGAGGAATTCGCGCAGGCAGCCGCCACGGAGGCCGGCGCCGCCTATGAGGCACGCCAGTTCAACAAGGTCGCGGCCGAGGGCCGGGCGCAGGACAATTTCGCCGCCCTTGAGCGCGTCGACAAGCTGCGGATCTCTGACAAGGAAGCCTTTGCCGGGGTGACCACCACCCTCGGCGCCCGGCTGACCAACGCCGAGGGCAATATCGTCGGCAACGCCGCGGCGCTGCAGAGCCTGACCACCACCGTGACGAACGTGGACGGGCGGGTCACCTCGACCTCGCAGGCCGTGACCAGCCTAACCTCGCGGGTGCAGAACACGGAGACCGGCGTCAGCGGCAACGCCATCGCCACCTCGCAGCTCACCACGCGGGTGAGCCAGACCGAGGGCGGCATCTCTTCGTTGTCGCAGTCCTACACCGCGTTGCAGGCCGAGGTGACCGGTCCGAACGGGCGGGTGAGCGGTCAGGCCACGGCGATCAGCAACCTGTCGGCGCGCGTGACGCAGACGGAGGCGGGGGTCAGCTCCGTCACTGAATACGCCATCTCGCTGAACTCCATCCTGTCGAACCACGGCGGGCAGCTTTCCGGCCAGGCCACCGCAACCCAGCTCCTCACGTCGCGTGTCACCACGGCCGAGGGGAACATCACCTCCGTCACCCGCTTCGCCCTCGACCTGAATTCGATCCTCAGTAGCGTCAGCGGGCAGGTGAACGCGCAGGCCAACGCGCTGTCCAGCCTCACGGCGACCACCAGCAACATCGACGGCCGGGTCAGCTCGCAGGCCCAATCCCTGACCGTCCTGAGCACCACGCAGAACGGCCATACCTCGACCCTGACGCAGTACGGTTCCTCCATCGACGGCATCAGCGCGCAGTGGGGCGTCGCGTTCGACATCGACGGAAACGGCGGCGGCTTCGTCTTCACCGGTATGCGTCAGCTCAACGGCGCGGCGGCCTACACCCTCAGGATCCGCGGCGATCTCATCGTGGATGGCAGCATCACGGGGCGCAGCCTCGCGGTTCAGAACCTCATCACGCAGTCGGCGCAGATCGGGAACCTGATCGTCGGCAACATCCAGATCGCGGATGGGGCCGTGTCGCAGATCGTGGCATCAGGCTCGGGTGGCAGCACGGCGACCGTCGGGATCGGTGTGCGAGGCGGCGCCCGCCTCAAGGTCGATGCCTACTTCAACGGCAACTCGAACGGCGGCAGCACCAACGGCCCGGGTCAGCTCATCATCCAGCGCGACGGGCAGAACATCTCCATCGTCGGCGCGTCGTTCGCCCTGTTCAAGCCGGACAGTGGCAACATCCAGTATTACCTCAGCTCCATGGCGACGACGGCCATCGATCAGCCGGGCGGCGGTTACCACACCTATTCGGCGATCCACACCAACGGCCAGGGCGTCGGCGGTGTCACCATCGTGGTCACGGAACTCTCGAAGTGAGCGCCGCCATGGAAGAGACCGGCACCGCCGTCGTCCTGCGCGAGGACACTGCCCCCGTCGGGACGGAAGAAACCAACGGACATTTCAGCCGCGAGGACACCGACCCGCGGCTGCTCGGGAGCGTGCGGTTCGTGCGCCACCACCCTGACGGCACCGTGCACGGCTGGGGCATGATGTCGTTCGGGGCCATCCAGATCGAGCGGCTCCACAGCGGCGGCATCTTGGCGGCGCCGGATCTCGATTGGGGCCCCGGCTTCATGCCGGCGGAGGACCTCGGCACCACCCGCTACGTCGACCTCGACGCCATGGTGGTGCGGGAGAAGCGGCCGAGCCCCGCGACCCTCGACGGGCTGACCTTGAGCGGATTGCCGGTGCCTTGTCAGGTCGCTATCGCGATCCCGCCGGATCTGCCCACAGTCTACGCCTGGGACGTCCCGGGGCTGAACCTCGAATTCGAGCACCCGGGCACCTACACCGTGACGGTGCGAGCCCCGGCCTATCGCGATGCGGTGTTCACGGTCACGGCCAATGGCTGAGCCTCGCCGGACGCTGCGCCACAGCACCGACTACCGCGCCCGTCGCGCCGCCGAGTACCCCGCCGTGGGCGACGCGCTCGACGAGGTCGCCAAAGCCCTGCGCGCCATCATCGACGGCAAGCCGATCCCGCCGAGCGCCGTCAGATGGGTCGAGGCCTGCGAGGCCGTGAAGGCTCGGATCAGCAAGCCCAAGATCCCGTCGCCGAAGTCCTGACGCACACCACACCGGGAATCCCCATGGCCCTCCCTGCCGTCTCCGTGACGAGCGGGTCGACTTCGGTTGTCGGCACCGCGACTTCGTTCATCGTCCAGCCGGGCGACCTCTTCATCCTCGCCGGGATCACGGTCACCGTTGCCTCGTCGGTGCCGAGTCAGATCACCCTGGCGCAGCCGTGGCCCGGCCCCACGCTGGCGGGGCGGACCGATTGGGACGTGAGCCTGTCCGGCCCGTACTGGTCCACGAGCGTCACCACGAACAAACAGCTCAACGAACTGTTGCGGAAGCTCGACGGCGCGCTGCCGTTCAAGTTCGACCAGGCCGGGTCGTTCGCTGGGCGTGACGCCTACAACAATCAGCCGGCCAACTTCGTCTACCTCTCCGTCGATCCGCTGCCCTTCACCCTCTACGTGAAGCTTGCCAACACCGGGGCGGCCTCGGATTGGTCGAGCGGTCAGGTGGTGCAGACCACCCCGGCGCAGACCACGGCTGAAGCGCAGGCGGCGGCGGCGGCGGCGCAGGCGGCGGCCGGCACCGTCGGCAACAAAGCCGAGATCGCGCAGGCGGCGGCCATCACGGCGACGGGCGCGGCCAGCACCGCCACGGGTGCGGCGACCACGGCGCCGGGCGCCGCCACGGTCGCGACGGACAAGGCGACCCTGGCCGGCGCCTCGGCTTCGGGCGCGGCATCCTCGGCGGCGACCGCCACGGAGCGGGCTGGTGTCGCGACGGCGGCGGCGACCACGGCGACGGACAGGGCCACGGCAGCCGGCGCGTCGGCCGTCACGGCGACCGGCGCCGCCACCTCGGCCACGGCGTCGGCCGCCACCGCCATCACCGCCCGCGATGGGGCCGCCGCCTCGGCCACCACCGCGACCACGGCGGCCACGAACGCCAAGACATCGGAAACCAACGCCGTCACCTCAGCCGCAACAGCCTCGACCAAGGCCACCACCGCAACGGACGCCGCGAACACGGCAGTCGGGGCCCGCGATATCGCCAGCACGGCGGCCACCACCGCCACCACGGCACGCCAGGGTGCGGAGACGGCGCGGGACGCGAGTGTTGCCGCAAGGGGCGCGGCTGAGGGCTTCCGCAACGAGGCCCAGACCTCGGCGGGGCAGGCGAGCGGCGCGGCCACGGCCACGGCGGCCGACCGCGTTCGCACCGGGCAGGACCGGGCGGCCACCACGCAGGCCTTGGCCGACGCCACCGGCGTGTTCGGCAATTTCCAGCAGATCCAGGCCGCCGTCACCACGGCGACCGGGGCCCGCGACCAGGCCGTCACCGCCCGGGATCTGAGCTTCGGCTACCGCGACGAGAGCCGACAGTTCCGCGACGACGCGCAAACGGCAGCGGCAAGTGCGGCGGCAGCCTCCGGCATCCCCTCCTTCACGGGGGCTGATGCCGGGCGGGTTCTGGCGATCAAAGCCGACGCCTCTGGCACCGAATGGTCCGACGACCTCGAAACCCTGGCCCTCTGTGGCCTCTGATCCCTCACGCGCGAGTTCGCCATGGCCCTTGATCTCACCCCGTTCGATGCCCGTATCCAGGCGGCCATCGGAGCCCTGCCGGCGTCGCCTCAGCCGAAAGATCTGCTCCTCATCGCCAAGGCGGTGGAGGCCACTCGGCCGACGGCGGCGGTGTCCGATGTCCTGGCCGCGAGCGTGTCGCAGCAGGCCATCATCGTCGCGGTGCGCGCCTCGGCGATCACCGCCATCAATGCCGCCCGCGACCAAGCCCTGGTCGATATCCAGAACGCCGGCCAGGGCAGTGCGGCGGCTTCAGGCATCATCTTCACGCCCGTGGGTGGGATCGCGGCCACCAACGTCCAGGGCGCTCTTGCCGAGGTGGACGCGGAAGCGTCGAAGCGCGGGGCAAACCTGTCCGACCTCGCCGACCTGGCGTTGGCGCGTCAGAACCTCGCGGTCCGCCCCGGGTTCGAGGTGCAGGCCTACGATGCGGATCTGGCGGCTATCGCCGCCCTGACCACGACAGCGCTCGGCCGGTCGCTGCTCACCATCGCCGACGAGCCCGCCGGCCGGGCGCTGCTTAAGCTCGTCATTGGGGCAGACGTGCAGGCCTACGATGCGGACCTCGCCGCGATAGCGGCCCTGACCACCACCGCCTTCGGCCGGGACTTCCTCGCCCTCGTCGATGCGCAGGCGGCCCGCACCAAGCTCGCCCTAGGCTCGGCCGCCTCCCTCACGGCGGGCGCATCGGCCGGCAACGTGCTGGTCCTCGACGGCAGCGGCAAGGTCGCCACCACGGCTCTGCCGGAATCGGTTCTCGGCGCAGTGAAGTATCAGGGTGGGTGGGACGCCTCGGCGAACGCTCCTGCGCTCCCGGCCCCGTCCGCGGCGAACCGGGGCTGGTACTACATCGTCACCACCGCCGGCACGACGAGCCTCGCAGGTCCGGCCGGCGCCATCACCGATTGGCAGGTGGGCGATTGGGCCGTCTCGGACGGCACCTATTGGGAGAAGGTCGACAGCTCCGATCAGGTCAACAGCGTCGCCGGCCTGCAAGGCACGATCACGGCGGCCAACCTGCGGACCGCGCTCGCCCTGGTGATCGGCACCAACGTCCAAGCCTACAGCGCGAACCTCGCCGACCTGTCGGGGCAGGCCTCGACCGCCTATGGCCGGGCGCTGCTCAACCTCGCCAACGCGACGGCCCTGGCGACGGCGGCGGGCGTGCCGGTCAAAGCCGCCGGCTCCGATCTGCGCACCCTGACCGATGACGCCAAGTTCCTCACGGCGAAGTCGATGGCCGACGCCATGGCGTTCACGCTGCCCGCATGGGCGGCCACCTTCGTAGCGAATTGGTCGACCGGCGGCTTCAATCAGTCCCTCGTCGCCACGGGCAACACCACACTCGGCGGCCCGTTCGTCGGCGGATCGGACGGTGAACCCATCGTCCTCGAATACATACAGGACCCGACTGGCGGTCGAACGCTGGCGCTCAACACCACGTATTTCAAGCTGCCACCGGCCCTCACCATAACAGCGTCCACGGCGGCGAACGCGAAAGACAAGCTCTACGGACAGTTGAGGATGCGCAGCGGAACGCTCGTCTGTGAAGTCTCCGGCTATGACAAGGCGGTGGCGTAATGTTCCCGTTCAGTCAAAATCGCTCCACGATTGCCGCCGTAAGCAACCGCGTATTCTGGAACGCGGCCGATGCAACCCCGCGAATTTCTCTCTCCAACGGAAACTTGACTGCTACACTGAGCGCGACGCCGCAAGGTGGTGTCAGGGCCACCAAAAGCATCCAGGGCTTTGACGCGTTTTTTGAGTTTCTTCCACTCACAATTGGCAACTCATCCATCGACGGCGGCTTTGCGCTTGCATCAAAGAACTTGGGCAGCGGCTATATTGGAAGTGGCATTGATTCTGTAGGCATAGAGGTTCAAGCAGGGCGAATATACAAGTGCTATAATGGTATTTTTGATGATATCGGCCCATTTAACAACCAAAATCTAGCGGTTCTCTTTAGATCATCAGATAAAACATTTTATGCGTATTCGAATGGGTCTTTGATTGCGCAGATTCTGACCACCATTTCTGGCGACGTTTACCCCGCGTCCATGTTCTATAGAGCAGATACCAGCATAACAGCAAACTTTGGGGCATCTGCTTTTTCAAATCCTGTTCCATCGGGAGCAATAGCAGTCAACAGCGTTCCTTAAGCGTAGGATATACATCTCATGTCACATGCAATTCCCTCTGGTTCGGGCTGGGCGCTCCTCACCTATTCCCCGATGGTCACGAACGCCGACGGCGTCGCGGTATCCTGGGACACTCTGCAGGCATGGTCAGATGGGGAGTGCGCCGCCTTCGGCATCCCGCGGGTCCCAGAGCCCACCGCCCCGGCGGCCGGGCAGATGGAGGCAAGCCGCGAGTTGGTCGACGCCGACGGCTCCCCGGTCTGGTCGGTGACCTATCAGCCGATTCCGGCGCCGGAGCCAGAGCGTGCGATGGACGGCCCGACGAACTCGGATTGGCGAGTCGGACTGATCATGTGGGGCCGGTTCGAAGAGGTCGAGGCCAAGGTGATCGCGGCGCGCGACAGCGGCTCGGTCGAGGGCGCCATCGCGTGGCAGCGGTGGGAGTACGCCAACAACGTTTACAGGGCCGATCTCATGGCGCTGAAAGACACGTTCGGCTTCACCGCTGCTGACGTGGAAGAGAGCCTGTACCGGGCCGCCGCCGTCCCTGCCGCCCTCGCTGCCCGCGCCACCGCCTGACCTGATCCCGCTCGCCGTGCCGCCCGGCCCGAGCTGCTGACGTTCTGAAAATCTGGAGATCCATCATGGAGCTTAGCGCCATTGGCGAAGCCGTGCTCATCGCCCGCGAGGGCCGCCGGCTGAAGGCCTACCGCGATTCTGTCGGCGTCTGGACCATCGGCATCGGCCACACCTCGGCGGCAGGCGCGCCGCTCGTCACCGCCGGCCTCACCATCTCGGCGGCCGAGTGCGACGCGATCTTCGCCCGCGATGTGAAGGCCTACGTCGCCCCCGTGCGCAAGGGGCTGAAGGTCGCCGTGCCGCAGCACGTGTTCGATGCCCTGGTGTCGATCTGCTTCAACATCGGCCCGGCCGCGTTCGCGGGCTCGACCTTCCTCAAGCGGATCAATGCCGGAGACATGGCCGGCGCCCGCGACGCGATCCTGATGTGGAAGAAGCCGTCCGCGATCATCACCCGGCGCGAGGCCGAGGCCGAGCAGTTCGTGACGCCCTACGCCCTCGCCCTGCCGCGCGCGACGACGACGGCCAAGCCCATCAAGGTCGCCGCGCCCGTCATCGCCGTGCTGCACCCCGAGGTGCCCACTCCCGTCATTGTGCCGGTGGCGCCGGCCGTCACCTCCCGGCCGAACCTCCTCATGCGGTTCTTCCGCTGGATCGACGACACTTATGGCGACGGCGCCCTTGTGCCCGCCAACGATGCAGGCCTGGCGACGATTCGCGCGGCCTGATCCGAGATCCCGAGCCGGCCGGGCCAGCCGCGCACTCTCAACCACTCGAAAGCACTATAAGATGACCCGCATGCTCCCGCTCGCGGCGCTGGCGCTCGCCTGTGCCCTCTCCACCAATGCCCTGGCCGTCGAGGCCGCCCCCGTGCCGTCCGTCGTCATTCCGTGGGGCGACTACATCGTGTCCGCCGGGACGATGCTCACCGCGATCCTGCTGCCCGTCCTCGTCGGCCTTGTCAGCGGGGCGGTCTATCAGGTCGCTCCCTGGGCGCGCCTGGTGCTGACGCAGTCCCGCATCGAGCAGATGACCAAGGCCGTCACCGACTACGCCCTCAACGCCGTGGAGGGCGCGGCGAAGGGGCAGACCCTCACCATCCCGGTCGGCTCGGCCGTCATCGCCAAGGGCGTGCAGCGCGCCGTAGACGTGGTGCCCGCCAAGGTGCTGGCCGCGGCCGGCGGCGAAAAGGGCGTGGCCGAACTCATCTTCCGCACCCTGAAGCTCGAGGATGGGGCCAACGCCGGCAACACCCTCGCGCCGGCGCAGGCGGCTCTCTCCGCGAAGTAGGCAGGACCGCTCACACGGGCCGCGTGCTGCGGCGCGCGGCCTAGCGCCGAGCCCTTACGTCACGTCCTCGGACATCGGGACACCATGACCGCACAGCCAACGAAGAAGCCGCCGACGCCCCCGAATTCACAGGCCGTCGCGGCTGGGTGTGCGCGGGCCGTCGAGTTGACCACCCCCCTGCCGACCAAGAGCCTGGGGGAGGAGATGGTGGAGCGCGCCATGCGGGACCGCACCGCCGACGAGGATGGGCCCCGCAGCTACGTCCTGTTCGCCGAGGACTGGCGCAACTTCATCCGACGCCAGACTCCGGATCGGCTCGACACCCTGACGGAGCTGATCGACGAGCAGCTTGAGCGCCGGGCCATGCGGCGCTTTTGGAGCCGGATCTACAAGCTCGGGCTCCTCATCGTCCCGGCCATGTTCGCGGCGGCGCAGTTCGGCATGGATAAGCTGCCGCTGATCCGGGACATCCTCAACCTCTTCAAGAAAGGGACGCCATGACGGTGCGAACCTTCGACCGCTGGCTGACGCGCGCCTGCCACACCCTCGGCGGCCTCGTCTTCCTCATCGTGGCGTCCGTCGTCGGTTACGCGGCGGGGAGCCTCGCGGCCCCTGAGGCCTGGCCCTACGATGTCCGTCAGCGCAAGCTCATCACGGAAGAGGTGGAGCCCGGCGGCAACCTGATCCTGCGGCGGACCATCGACTACCACGACGATTGCGAGATCCGGTACGAGCGGCGGGTGCAAAGCACCGTCGAGGCCGGGCGGCGCTACCTCCCGCCGGACGTGATCTTCGATCATCCCCCCTGGGACCGCAGCGGCAAGCCGCAGGAAAGCTCCATCGGCCTGCCGGAGAACTTCCCCTGCGGCCCGGCCTACCTCGTCGAGAGCGTGTCCGTGGCCTGCGATTGGTACGAGCGCGTCGTCCAGCGCCGCCGCAAGCCGGACATCATCACCCCGTTCGACGTGGTATGCGGTCGGCCCGCGCCCTGATCCACCAAAACCCGCCCGGCTCCGGCTTGGCGGGTTTTTCTGTTTCCAGCGCCCTATCTAGGGCTGGGACAGGAAGGATGCCTATGCAGGACGTCGAGCAAAATGAGGCGAACGCAAAGATCGCTCATGAAGCGCGTCACAAAGAGAGTCTGGCTGCAATCACGCCGGTCATCACGTTCGCCGTCGAGGCGATGAAGAGTGCCATCCTCATCAACGGGGGCACTGCCGGTGCACTACTCGCTTTCGTCGGCCAGAAAGGCATTCAGGCTCAACCGGGGTTCGGCGAGGCATTCCGGTGGTTCGCCGGCGGTCTGCTGGCAGCAGCCTTCGCGACGGCGTTCTCGTATTTTGCGCAGTTCTTCTATGCCGCCGCCGTTCGAAGCTGCGAAAATCATTGGAAGTGGCCATACATCCGGCCATTGCCCGCTCAAAAGAGGTGGACCCGGGTCGCTGGGGTATTTCACATCGCTGGTGTGGCCGCGACTGCGGTTTCATTCGGTGCGGCTGTTCGGGGGTTCTGGCTTGCCGGCAGCGCTCTACCGTTCTAGCCCGGCCATCATCACTGTGTGCCACGCCCTATCGTTCTACGGGTCGCTCCCAGAGCCTGACGCCTTCACGGTGAACGATTTCATCTAGCTCGTCGCAGAAGCCAAGGATCTCGAGGTCGGTTTTCATGCCGGTCGCGACTCGAAGCTCAGCCAACCAGCCATCCGCCTTCGCGAGATAGAGACCGAGGGCCTGCCCTTTGTCCCCCGGCAGCCATATCGCAAGGTCAACGTCGCTCTCTGGACGGTGATCGCCGCGCGCCCGGCTTCCGAACAGCCATATCTCGGCGATCGCCGGCTTACCTTCGGCCCACGATGCCAGACGCACGGCGATGTCGTCGGGGAGGCTCACCGCCCGAACAGCCAGATCGGCACGACGCCCAACGGCCGGCCCGGGGTGTCACGGTAGTGGGCGGTGTTCACGAACGCGATCCGGTTGGCGGTGATCGCCGAGACTTTGTCGCCCGACATGACGATGCCGCCGCAATAGTCCGGGCGGATCAGGCCAGCCTCGGGGTGCACGCCGAACAATTCGAGGGTGGTCCACCCCAGGCCGGCAGCCTCGTCCGCCCAGCGGTCGAGGAAGTCGACGCACTTCTCGTGGACGCCCGCCCAACTCTGCTGCGTCAGGCCTGGGCACGGTACGACGCTCGGCCGGAGGTTCAGGAAGCCCTGGCGCCAGGCCTGCGGGTCGGCGGGGATGATCTTGGGTGCGGCTGACATCGGGTCCGGTGCGTGGTGGCCGGACGGCATAGGCGCGAGGGGAGCTGCGGACTATGCCTCGGGGGCCACAGGAGCCCCCAACAACCCCGGCAGCCGAGCCATATTCACCGCGATCCGCCGAGCCTCATCGCGCGACATGCGGTCGATCATGGAGGCCCGGCGCTCCTCGTCATCGCAGAAATAGACGTAGGCGAGGGGGAAGCCGTTGGCGTCGCGGACGATGAAAGATTCGGTGTGCTCGTCGATCGACCAGGGTGCGGGGAAGCGGCGAGCGGCCATGCGAACCTGACGGGGTGGAACAAGATGCGAACAGCTTCGGGACATTCTTCGGGACCTTCGGTACCGAAGCGGCCTCAGATCCCCGTTATGTTCCTGCTTTCGACGCCCGCGGAGAGCGGCAAAAGGTAGTCGTAGAGGCCTACAAAGCCGTGGCTTCACAGTGGTTTAGACTGGCGACCCCGGTTGGGCTCGAACCAACGACCTGCCGCTTAGAAGGCGGCTGCTCTATCCAGCTGAGCTACGGAGTCGGGAGTGCCAGCGCCCGTAGAAGCCATGGGTCTCGCGGTCGGTCAACCCCGAGCGCTCGGCCTTTCGGGATGCGTGCTGCCCAGCGTCGCGGCTACACGTACATTGCCGGGAATGGCGAGGAGGCTGCCGAAGTGACAAGGCTGTGGCGCCGAGCTTCCGATGAAATACCCGGGGCCCGAATTCGAACCCAGATCGACCGCGCTCAT